AATGCGTCTTGAGGGTAACGATCCCCCATCACAGAGTTGGAAGCCCTGTATCATACCATTAGACCAAAGACGCAAATTAACTTTCTCTTACAAAATCTTCATCACATTCATGACAATAATATAAAACACCATTACGGAATCTTTCTTTAACAATTATATTTCCATAATATCCACATAATTTACAATGTATTGGTACTCTTGCCATTTCTTCTTTCTCCAACCTTTTATTTGGCTCAATAAACTGTTTTAAACGCCCATTGGGAATAAATGTTTGTTTTACATTCAATGCTGGTCTTCTAAAACCCATACGCATCAATTATTTCACCTCTTCCTTTACATTTTGTACATATCATAAATGCCCTCACGGAGATTTGAACTCCTATTCCGACGTTGGAAGCGTCGGGTGTTAACCATTGTCACTAATCACGCTTGTTTAAATCTTCCCTGAACTTTCACTTATTCTACTCCGTCCCCATTTTTGTTCCAATAATATTCTCCAGTCTTTAATATTTTTATTTGCTCCTCATGATATTTAATCCTTGCCTCGACATCTACTTTACCCCACTCGGCGTTCATTTCTTTGTCTAAATATTTGGAGTTCAAAAATTCACAATAATCGCCAGCAAGTAAAGGAGCAAGGTCTTTTGGGGTCTCTCCAAACCTATCGCCTCCAATAAATACAGCCACAAGTTTTTCTCGATCCAAAACATTTTCTTCATTCTCATCAATCATATAGATAGACCAATGATCGTAAGTCCAGATAGTATCCCCTTTTCTAAATGAAAATGGTTTATCACTCATTCTAAATCTCATTTTCTCTCTCTTTCTATTTTTTCGACTTTATATCTAACAGTATTTTCACTTAGTTTTTCAATATCTAATATATAATACCATTTGTCATTGGAAATAATTAAATCATGGAGTTCCCAATTTTCATCGTCAATTAATTCGAGTAATTCATTTTTACCATCTATCAATATAGCAAACATATGCAACCTCTGGGACTCGAACCCAAATCTTCTCATTGGCAATGAGGAGTTTTAACCAGTTAAACTAAGGTCGCTAAGCTCCCTCGAGGGGATTCGAACCCCCATTCGTTCGATTAGAAGTCGAAAGCAATTCCATTATGCTACGAGGGAAAATTTAAACGCGCCGACCAGGATTCGAACCTGGATGCCCTTTTTACGAGGCTCTCGGTCTCAAGCCGAGCCTATTAACCTGATTCTAGCACCGACGCAACGCCGACTGCTGGATTCGGACCAGCGAGCTCCCGAAGAAGCATGGATTTCCAATCCATCACATTACCACTCTGTCAAGCCGGCTATATTATTCTATTCCTTTACCATAGAATTCACACCCATAGTGATATAATTTCCATGATAACCATATTTTAAATTTTATGAATAAAGGACAATTATTTATAAGGTCAAGATTATCATTATAATATTTATCATCCACTTCTATTCGAAAAGAAGATTCACATAAAATATACCCTATATCTTCAAACATTGCTCTTCCTAATTCACGTATAGATTCATTTAATTTTTCAAATGCTTCTGATGTTGTTTTCATAACGCCGAGAATAGGATTCGAACCTATGGCTTCCCTAAAGGAAAGCACCGGATATCCGCGGTGTGAAAAAAGCGTTAATTAAGAGCTAAACCCTTCGTCAAGGCCGCCTACTCAATAATACTCTTTCACCTTAGCAGTCCGGCATGATAAACCACTCCACCACCTCGGCAATGGACACTACCGAATTTGAATCGGCGATCGTCGGGTTATGAGCCCGCAGCTTTAACCAAACTAAGCTAAGCGTCCTAAATGGATGTAGACGGATTCGAACCGCCGACGACTGCTATATCAGAACAGTAGGCTACCAAACTACCCCATACATCCATAAAGCCTCCAACAGGAATCGAACCTGTGAAATCGTGGTTTGCAGCCACGCACCTTACCATTCAGTCATAGAGGCAAATAGGCTTACGGGGAATTGCACCCCGATCGTAAGCTTCGAAGGCTTAAATGCTCTCTGTTACACCATAAGCCCTATTCTATTATAATTGTGCATTCTATTGTTTTAATTGGTGTTCTTTTAATAAAAGTAAAATTAATATCAATATCGTAATCATTTTTCCCTTCTTTTACTTCCATTTCACAATCCCAATCAGGATTACCAAAGAAATAAGGGAGAATGAATTTATCAATATCCATTTTCAATCACTTTTATTTTCTAACATAAATGTTGGCATAAATTCAAAATATTTATTCTTAGCATAACAACGTTCTCCATGAAATTCAGTAAAATGACTATCTCCTTTTTTGAGAGTTAAATAGCACCCATAAGCAGGTGTTGCACTATATGCCATCTCCCAAAAATATTTAAAGTTATCATCATCTTCATACATTCGAATTGTTGGTTGCCAATTACCGTCTTGTAGGTATAATAATTGCCAAGGAGCATAAGCATTAAATCCAATCGTAAATTTATCTCCTTCATATAAGTCAAACATTTCGGCAGCTTCATCCACCATTAAATTAAATGCTTTTCTATACGCTTCATAAGGGTAAGGTTTAATCATTTTTTCCTCCTTTATCATATCATAATCCTCAAAACTACAATCTGGGCAATAATTTCCATGTCTCCATATTATAGTATCTTCTCTAAATTCTTTACAACTTTCACATTGGATTTTAACCATTTTAATCACAACCAGAAACACGATTTTGGTGCTAATTTATCAAGCATGTCAGCCGTTCTAAATGGGGTCCAAGGGTTAAGACATGCAATTATTTCTCCACACCAAGGACAATGAGATATAGTTAAACCACCTTCAATTGGCTTAGTAAAATCATTATCTTCATGGTCAGGAATCTCCATTTCAATGCCACTACTTATAATGTGATGATACTTTAAACCAATATCCATATCGTTACAACATGGTCTAAGAACCTCATAAAGACAACCATAGATTTTATCTTCATCTTCAATTTTTCCTTTTAATAGATCTACTATCATAACCAATCATCTCTGCATAATGATATATATGTTTTTCGTTTGTAAAATTATTATTCTTCTCGACCAATATATATTGGTGGCAAGCTGCACACACAACAGAATCTCTAAAATGACTTTCGATTATTGGAATATCCGGCAAATCTATTTTATATTTTGAAGGCAATTTCATTCAATATATCTCCCATGTATTTCCTAATTTATCATACAACGTAATCCTTAATTCACCATCAGATGAATAGATTTGCTCAACACGAACACCAGATAATGACAAGTCACCATTAACTTTAAAATCATATTCATCTAAATGAAAATCATTTACCTTTAATTCAATTTCATCTATATATATCTTTTGCACTTCATCTAAATTATCAAAATTTACCCTGAAATATCCAAAGTTAATAGATTCAATGTCACATGGCCTCAATTCAAATATTTTATTAGCCAAACAGTAAATAAAATTGTCTTTATGTATTTCCCAGTTACTCATATTTCACCTTTACCATTACAATTTTTACAAACTCTCATATGATAACTTCTACCGTTAAAATATCCACTATAATCCCAAGGGTCTAGCTCTGGTTTTATAACATACTTTCTTCTTGGGATCCTAATAATCCCTTCGCCATTACAATTTTTACAGATTTTCATGATTATTTCATAATCATCACCTAATGAGCCGAGGAGGACTTGAACCACCGACTTGCCGTCTTCAGCGACAGACTTTCCCTGTTAAGCTATCGGCTCTATATTGAGGGCACAAGCGGAGAGATGAGCTCCGTCTGCGAGGATCACAACCTCGAGTGCTAACCGTTACACTACATGCGCCATTATGATTGAGTGGCGGATGGATTTGAACCATCCCCTCATAATGCTCATATTCTTCTCCAACCTCTCCGAGGAAGTCATTGTTTTAATATAAGACTTACACTGAACCACAAATGGGATTGGCTGGATTCGAACCAGCGACCTAAGCGTTCCAAACGCCCAATCCTAAACCAGACTAGACCACAATCCCTAAATGCCCGAATTTTCATTCGGGCTACCGCCTCCAGGTTCCATTTCTTTTGATCGGGGAGAAAGGTCACCATTAACGAAATAACCCCGATGGGCCCGACGAGGTTCGAACTCGCCTCCTCCCGGTCTGGAGCCGGGTGTATCGCCATAGATACTTCGCGCCCTGGTGTAAAGGACGGGACTCCAACCCGCGGCCTCTGATTTGCAAAACCAGCGTTCTCGCAACTGAACTACCTCTACAATGGTGATTTTCTTTTTTAAAGAGGTGAATATCTAAGCTCCTCGCAGTTTTTTGTTTTTGATTGGTGAATTAGGAACCCGCTAAACTCGTTGCACCAATGGTGCTGACAAGATTCGAACTTGCGTTTGCGCTATGCTCGGGTCCTAAACCCGACGTGTTAGACCTCTCCACCACAGCACCTATTTTATTGTTTCTCTTCTTAGACTACCTTGCTGCCAATGAAATCCATGAAGAATTTTATCTCGGCAATTTTTAACAGTGATAAAGTCTCCACTTAAAATAACTGTAATAGTTTTTCCAGTAAGATCATTCTCAATATCAAAAGTTACTACATCTTCTTGATTCCAATCTTTAAATTTATTTTGATTGTAATCATTTATTGCTTCATCAATATCTTTCATGTTACTCAATTATCTGAGTGATCCTTTATATACTTTTGCTCATTTTTAATTAAATAACGGAGACGAGATTTGAACTCGCGATTGCACTAAGCACCGGTCTTAAGCCGGTAAGGTTAACCAGACTCCCTAACACTCCGTTAAGCGCCAACGACAGGGCTCGAACCTGCATCTTCAGATTAACAGTCTGACATACTACCAATTGTACTACAAAGGCAAATGAGCCTACGGTGGGATCTGCCCCCACAACAAACAGCTTACAAGGCTGCCACCAATTCTAATATGGCCTCGCAGGCAAATTAAAGCCCCTCCTCACTGATAAAATTATTGGAGGAGCTAATCCCGACGACCGGTGTCGATCCGGCAGAGGATGAGTCTACAGCCCATCTGGGAGGCCGCTCCCACGCAGGGTAATGCTATCTGAGGGAGTTGCACCCTCGTTAACGAAGTGAAAGTCCGTCGTCCTTGCTGCTAGACTAAGATAGCAAATAAAGTGAGTCGAGGGAGATTTGAACTCCCGATCTAGGGATTAAAAGTCCCTCGCCTTAATCAGACTAGGCCACCGACCCAAAGTGTTCAGAGGAGGACTTGCACCTCCATCTTCCTTTAAATAAGTATATGTCTATACTAAGACTATTTAAAAGTGCTTTACTCGTTAAGCTATCCTCACAACGGGGCCGCCGGGGTACGATCCCGAATCGATGCCGTGACAGGGCAACATGCTAGCCAATTACACCACAGCCCCAATTGCGACGGTCGGAATCAAACCGACTCTCTACAGGTCATGAGCCTGTCGAATATTCAATTTTCTACGCCGCATATACTGCCGGTGGGACTTGAACCCGACATTAGCTGGTCCAAAGCCAACCGTCCTTCCGTTGGACTACGGCAGTTCATATATTTCTTTTTGAACAATCACAGTAAACGTTTATTTCTTTTGGGTAAAAAAAATTAAAGAAATTATTTCGTTAACATATTTTTGAGTACTTCGATTTCAGCTTTAAGTTCTCTTGTTTGACTATCCAAATTGGTTTCTACAACTTGTAAAACCTGAATCACAACAGAAACTATAAAGGCTGCCCCGGTAAGACTAACACCGGTAATCGGATAATTATTCAATGCCGAGTAAACTATACCTAAAATCGTTACGACTATTGCTAAAATTTTCGCTACTTGTTTTTCATCCATAATATCATCCTATAATTAAAAGAAGTCGAACATTATATATAAACTTATCGTTTTTTCACCTTTATTAAAAGGTTGCGGTTATGTCCAATTTTGATAATCATTTTGAAATTTAATTACAAAATCTAAATTATCATCAAACCATTGTTTCATTGTACGATTTCCTTTTCTTTTGTTGCACTCATGACATATTATTTGAACATCATCAATATTATCAACAATTTTCTTAAAAGGATTTTTTATATCTAGAGAAGGAGACCGGGGACCAACAACACCATCTCCTGGTTCCATTTTAGCAGAACAAATTTTACAACCTTTTTTCATAGTAATATTAAAAAAATCTTGTAATTCTTTTATTTCTAATCTAATATCTATTCCTGCTTTCCGATGTTTATGAATTGTTGTGTTCGCCCAGATTCTGTCTTTATTATTTTTTCTCCATTTGGCAGCCCTTTTACTCGTACATATTTTGCATTCATAATTTAATCCATCTTTTTCCCTTTTATTTCTATGAAATTCACTTTCATCCTTCCATTCTTTACAAATAGAACATTCTTTCAAGATATCACCTAATCACTAATACTCATTATATTTTTGAATTCACGATCACATGTTTGAACTACCATGACCTGTAGAGGTCATGGATTCCTAATCCACCAACTAATTTGTTGATTTTACTAAAGGCAATCCCCGTAATCCCTACGGTTAGAATATTACATGCAGCGTTTATATCCCTATCATGCTTCATATTACATTCAGGACACACCCAATGACGAATACTCAAATCTAAACTCTTTGTAACATATCCACAGTTACTGCAAGTTTTAGAAGTATATTTTTCATCAACAACCTCAAAATATTTATCATACCAATCAGATTTATATTCTAATTGCCGTTTGAACTCATACCAGTGTTGGTCAGCGGTTGTATGTGCAAGATATTTATTTTTTAATCCTAATTTACTGTTCACGTTTCCAACATAGATTTCATCAAATTCACGTACTATTTTGGTTGTTGTTTTATGTAGAAAATCATTTATTATATTCTTTTTATACTGGTATAATCGGTTGAGCTTGGTTTTCGCTTTCATCCAATTACATCCATTTTTAACTTTATTACTTAAAATCTGGTTTTGTTTTCCTATTCTCTTATCAACCTCTTTTAACAGTATTTTACCTGTTTTATAACCATTACTGAATGTTGCTAAATCTTTCAATCCAAGGTCAATCCCTACTTTCTGTTTAGTCTTTTCTATAGGTTTAACAGGACTGTTTTTAACATTAATACTAACAAAATATTGATTAGAATTGTTTTTACTAATTGTTGAAGTTAATATATCTCCTTTCACCTTTTTGCCATATTTCATCTGTATTAATGAATGGATTTTGGGTAGTTTCAGTTTACCCTCAATAATTTTAGTGTTTAATGTGCGAAATGATTGTATAGGATTTTTGCTAGATTTGAATTTTACCCATCCATTACCTGCTTTGCCTATCATTTGGTATGCAGCTATGAGGTTATCATATGCTTTTTGGAGAACTGTGCTGTTAGCTTCTCTTAAAAATGGGTAACATTTTTTTAAATCATTTAATATGGCATTGAATAGTTTTCTATTAGCATATAATGTGAATCCATATTCTTTGACCTGTTTTCTGTAGAGTTCATATGTTGCTTTGATATGGTTAAAAACGAAGCGTGCACTATTCATGTTAAATTCTAATACATCCTGTTGTTTTTTATTTGGATATATTCGATATTTGTATGATTTATTAACTGTTCTCATTTTTTCTGTTGCCTTTCGATATATTTCCGTATTGTTTCAATATTTGCTCCACCTGTTGTAGAGATGAAATACCCTATTTTCCAGAATGCTTCTTTCCAAAGTTTCTTCTTGATTTCAGGATATTCTTTTTTGATTAACCTACTACTTGCTGATTTATAAGAATTGATGAATTTTAACAGTGCTGTATCGGGTTTAGCTTTAAAAAGGAAGTGTAAATGTTCTAAATCATAGTTGCTTTCTTGTAAATGGATATTATAATTTTTTCCAATATTTTGGAAGATTTCCACTAATTTAGAGTATATCTCCGGTGTTATGATTTGTTTACGGTATTTTGTAACAAGCACTAAATGGTATGTCAATGTGTATACTGAATGTTGGTTTTTGTCTAAATTCTGTATCATTATGTATTATATCTGTTTTTATAGTATTTAACCTTTCCGTTTAAGTATTAGTCTGAAATTCATCTATGACTTATAAGAAGTCATAGTATTCTTTCAGATCCGAGATAAAAATAACTACCATAATATTCACTACCAGGCTCATCTTCCGTACAAAGACTTCCGGCATCATAGCTCGGACATTTCCAACATTGATCCAATGGATAACATTTAGTCATTTTCACACCTCATATCTATATCTATCTTGTTGTTCTCTTTGTTTGCTTGCATTCCAGCCTGAAATCTTCTGCATATAACCGGTAACTCTATCATATGATTCTATTTCTTTACTTCCACAAGCATAACATTCTGTTTGAATTCCAGCCATTCGAGTGTTACAACTAAAACAATGAGTATAAGCAGAAGTATATGTGAAAAAACTACATTTACTATTCATTATTTTTTTAGTTAAACTCAAAAGACCTTCGGGACTTGAACGTTCTTCCCCTAACCACCCATGCATAATCGCACCTGCACCCGTATAAGGATGAAATTGTGATTCAATCTTTATTCTTTGAGGTAATAAAATATCCGAGCTAACAGGGACATGACTGGAATTAGTATAATAAGCTGAATCTTTATCCCCATTTATAATAGCCTGTTTTGGGTAATATTTTAAATCAGAAAGAGCAAAATCTCTAGCCGCAGATTCTGCTGGAGTTTGGAAAACACCCCAACGATAATTTGTTTCCTCCCTTAAATCTTTTACTCGATCATTCATTGCTTGTAAAATAATTTTTGTAGTAGATTGTCCATCCTTAGAAATAACCCCATCCTCAATTCCCATTGCTAATAAAGTTTCATGCATTCCGACAAATCCAAAAGCAAGTGAAGTCGTATCAATTCTATAATAAGTTTCTCCTTCCTTATTTTTTTGAAATAAAAATGGCAAAAGATTCTTTTTATTTAACAAGGCTTCAACCCTTTCTCTCCTTAACAAAAGATATTCCTCTACTATATTCATTATTTGTTCTAATTCTTCTAAAAATTCTGATAAATCACTTGTTTTGTATGCAAGCCGCGGAAGATTAATAGTCGAATATGCAAGATTTCCTGTTCTTAATGTATCCTTTTCCCAGTCTCCAGTAAAATTAGACCCTAAAGAAGTACGACAACCCATAGTTGAGCTTGTAACCCCATTATAACCAATTTCTTGATTGATAAAATAGGGGACTGAAAATTTTGAAGAAAGCTGATGTACTTTTAACCAATCCTCATCGAATTCTTTTTTCATGTGTTCCTTTCTTAAATTGTATAAAGAGTTAGGAAAAATATGAGCCTTACCTAAAAAATCTCCTTCATTCATCACTTCAGTAAAAGCTCTTTGTAATTGCCTACTTTCTTCTTCAAATTCTTCATAAACTCCAACTCTCTTTCCATTAGGACCATAAGCATCATAATCTTTTAAAAAATTAGGGACACCCATTTCGATTCCAACAGAACCAAAAATAGTTTGCGAACCACGATCTACATATGCATTATTCATATTATATATAAACATCTGCATTCCTTGTTTTATTTCATTATATTTTAAACCTCGGGCAAAAGGAGCTAAAAATACATTCATTAAAGGAAGGCCCTGCCCGCCACTTAAATTTTGTTGTTGAGATAATAAAACTTCTCCAATTTGATTCACCAATGTCATTAAATTTTTAGCAGGACCTGCTACCGAAGAGTGTTTCCCTGTCCCATCTATTTTAAGTCCCTCTTTAATAAACCAACGAGCATCTGCCTGCATACAATTTCCAGGTCTCGTGGCAAAATAATCTAAATCATGAAGTCGAATATCCCCTTTATTATGAGCTAATGCAATATCAGAAGGGAGTTTATTTAAGGCATATTGTTTTAAAGCTGAATCTGCAACAAACTTTTCAACAGTTCGAGGAGCTCTTAATAAATTTGCATTATCATTTACATGGTTATTAATTAAATAATCAATCTCAATTGTGGGAATTCCTACTCTTTCTGATTCTCGTGCCGCCTTGACATCTCCTCTCATATATAATTGGGCGTTCATCAAAACTCTTATTTGTGACGTAGTTGTTAATTGGTCTTTATTTTTCTTCACTTGTAGCTCAATTGACCTTGCAATCATCATTGCTTCTGCTTCTTTAACATCTGTTTCATTTAATAAAGAATCAACAATTTTACGTTTTTTAAAAACTTCACATGAATCATGAGAAGTATTTACGAAAATTTGACTCATAATATATCCTCCTTTGGGAGATAACATTCACCATCAAACCAGATCATTATATAATTAGTTAAATATTCTTCCCAATATTCTCTATTTTCATTAAATTTTGCATTCCATCCTTTAGTTACTGGAATAAACAATGGAGGGGTAATATTACAACAAGTTTCTTTATCGTATGATACATGATGAACTGAAAGTTTCGACCCATGTTCCTCTTCAGTTATTCCACTCATTACACATTTCCTTCCCCAAAATTCACGGACACGCTCTTTAAATTCATTACTGAAAAGAATACAATAAGGTTCAAAAGATGAACCATTATTCCAATTAGGATGATTTTCTCCTTTCTGGTATATATCTTTATGTTCTCTAGAACAAAAAAAATATTTTCCTCGTTTTATTTCTGAAGGAACTCTCTCTATCTCTTTTCCACAATATTCACAATTTACTTTGATTCTTTTAGTTCTTCCCTTCCAATAACAAGCGTTATTTTTAGAAATTTTTTCTCGAGTTTCTTTAGAATGCTTATGTTTATAATCACTTGATGAACGTCTAGATACTCCTCTTTTTTCTAATATTTCTAAAATACTTACATGATGACACCCAATCTCTTTCGCTATTGTAGGAGAACCAACCCTATCTTCTACATATCTCTTAACTATATAATCCCCATATTTATTCTCAATCGTCATTTATTTCCTCTTCCAAAAGTTTACATATTTGTTCTAATTTTTTATTTACTGTGGGGTCTAGTTCCCCAGTTACTTTTTCTTTCTCTTCCAACCGAGCAATGTCGATGAAAAGCCTAGCTATCGTTTCCATCCGGCTCAACATTCTTTTCATCCGTGTTCCTCATATATTTTTTTCTCAATATTTTTTCTTAATGCCCGTTCAATTTCTTGAAATTTTTTATGTTTATGACTATTCCCTTTATAATTAGGATACTCTTCATAAAAGCGATGTTCAGCAATTTCATGACAGATCAGATCAATTAAAGCATAGCGGATAAGAGAAGGCTTATTTGCTTTAATTACCATAACAACTTTACCAGGTTCTATTTCTGATATTTTATTTGGATGAATAATTGCAGTAGGAAAATCATGATGTTCATGTTTAATAATAATTTTATAATCATCTAAAATATCAAACCAATTTTTAAGTTTTTTTAATTGAGTTTCCAATTTTTACACCCTATCAAAGCTAATAAAGACATCTCCTTCCTTCCAATATTCAGGATTAAATACCACATTTGTCATTTCATTTGGATGTTCCATATCATTATAAGGCGATGAAACAGCCCATTCTTTTATTGCTATATCTAATTTATTTTGATACATTATAAACACCCTTTATTTTATTCTTTATTCTCTTTGATTAATTTTATTACTTCCTCTGGCTCTTGAGCTTGTACCTGATTTAAAGCCATATACTGACGCGCAGCTTCTTCTGCCGCTGCACTTTGCGCTGTAAACCACATCACAGTTTCTAGTGCATCTCTTTCAGCTAAAATTTCTAATCTCGCTCTATCCATAAGAAACATATGTCTCATTACTTGTAAATGATCTTTTGTCAAGCTAGCGTCCCATGACTCTTCGTTGTTAAAAGTAATCAGCATTTGACGCGTATCTGTCCTTTTAAAGGTCCAAAATTCCACATCTTTAACACCCACGAAGTATACCTTGAAAAAATTACTTACTACCCAGTCCTCGATTATAATCCCTCCTACCCTTCATTCCTGTCCATATAAGCCGCTCGAGACATTCTTCTGCGCGTTTCTGCTGAAGCTTTATAACCTTTCTTCCGTCCTACAGAAGGTTTTTCTATTTCATATTCTGTAAGCCAATTACTAATAGTAGTAATGCTATAACCACAAATTTTTTTTATTTCACGAAAACTCTTTTGATCAATGTTCACCCATTGTTCTAATTGTTCCTTATCTGGTTTCCATTTTTGCATTTCAATCACTCAATTGTAATTTCTTTTATCTCAGAATAATCATAATTATTTATAAAATCAGTAGGATTAGAATTAAATAAAACTACTTTTTCTTTCCTATTGAAATAAATTTTAACACATTCAGTGATCCAGAACCCGTCAACCCTGATATTAAATGGATTTCGTGTGAAATTGATTATAATATTTCCATCTTCATTCTCTCTAACCATAACCCCAGATTGATTAAAATGTTCCAAAGCTTCGAAAAATTCATTCAGCACTGGATTATCAAATTCTAAAAATTCAACCTTATTTATTAATCTATTATTTCTATTATAATTCTCAAATACTATTTTATTTTCAATCGCTTTTCTTCTTAAAATAAAATTTTCAATCTTTTTAAAAAATTCTTTTATCAATTTTTATCTCTCCTTAATTAAAAACCTGTTTTATTCTATTCGCATGCTTCCGCCCTATCCCTACAACAGTCATTAAATCTTTTTCTGTTGCTTTACATAATTCTCCGAACGTAAATTGTTTTAAAAGTGCACGTGCACGTTTCTCTCCAAGCATATGAATTCCCAGAAGACAAGAAATTTTATCATCATTTTTTTTCTTATTTTTTCTTTTTATTGCTTTTTGTGGTCTCTTTCCCCCTATTTTTCGAAAAAAACTATCTACATATCTTGAAAATTGAGATTCATTCTCGCATTGGACAATGGGGATCCCATAATAACATAGAGAATCTGTCTCTCCTCCAATAAAGCGATGAATTGTCATTCTTTTATGATAGCGATTTCTTCGAACATTCTCATAATTTCCTACTTTTATTATAATTGCGTGTTCAAAGTTTTCTTTCATTCCTTCTGCTTGATTTAACAATCGACCATCATCAATACTTGAAGATAGATCGAGGTCCTTTTTTCTTTCCACACACGCATTTTTGTCAGTATCTATAACATCTCCATAATCAAGCCGTCTGACTATCAAATCAGGAAAATATTTACGAAGAGCATTTTGAACGCTCTTAGGTTCTCTGTCATCTACTATAATAGACATTATTTTATCCTCTGACTTAAATGTTTCTTGCAAATTGTTGTTGTTCCTAAATCTAATAGTTTACCAATTTCTTGATAATTTAATCCTTTTCCTATTAAATTATCAATTATATTTTTCAATTTATTATCTTCTTTTTCTTCGAAATACTTTGCTTTATTCATAATATCTTCAATTCGTTTTTGTTTACGAACTAAACAAGGGATCATTTTGTTTGGATATAATTTATCATAAAGTTCTTTCATATCTTTATAATGGGAATAGCTTTTAACAAAAATATAAGTAAAACCCCCCTTAGAATTAGGTTCTTTTTTATAAACATAATTTCCATTATAACCTAAAATTTTACTAACATTAATACAAATATTCTCTGTTCCAATTACTCTAAATAAAAAACTTGGTCTTTTCCTTTTTCTCCTTTCTTGAATATTGCCATCACTATCTAAAATTCCACGGATAGCATGAAATTCAAATTGTTTATCGATTTTTAACCACTTTGCAGTATATTTTTTACAGCCTTTAATCATTCCATAATTTTCCAAATCTTTAACCATTTCTTTTGAATTCAAATCAAGATGAACAATGTTTGAATGAGTTTGATTATGTCTTAAAAAAGAATAATTCCCATCGATTTCATCGATTAATCTTTTTAAAATATATTCATCTTCATCATCAAGATTTATTTGAATTCTATATCCTTCTTTCGTCAAATGCCCATCACCTAAAATAAAAAAGGCAAAATAAACTTTTTCAGGGGTATTTAATTCTTTGAACCAGGAACGATTAAAATTATTATGAGTCATACCAATACCCTCGGCCATTTATCTTTTTATAACCAAAATCTTCAGACTTCATAGCAGAAGAAATATTCTTAGTTAATATATAACTTAATACACCGCTACAAATTATTGCCATTAGAACCTTCCAAATCTTTTTTAAAGAAACTAAACAATTTTTTGTGATTTAATCGATATTTGTATACCCCTTTATTTGTTTTTGTTCTTTTAAATAAATTATCCTTCATATAGTGACTCAAAGTTGAAGGATTAATTGAAAAACTTCTATTAATTAATTTCTTTTCAAAGAGGTGAGAACATATTTCTTTTGAAGTAGCCTCTTTACTAATGTTAGTTAAGTAAAAAATACAATATTCCGTAATGTTTTTTTTATTTTTCTTCATAATTTTAGGTTCACTATCAATAATTACATCCTCCTTATTCTAAATAAATAGTTGGTCCATCACAATTTTCGCAGCACAGACCATCCGCTCTTATTTTTTCGCAACTGGGCCAGAAAAAATCCCGTTGATAAAGATATTCTACTTGATTTTCATTGATACAGTGGTCATATTCGCTCTCATCACGTCCCTTCTTAAAATTATTAGAAAGGTATTTTTCAAGTATTTTTTTTGTATTTCCAACAGAATAATTTAATTCCTTAAGAGCTAAAATAGTTATAAATCTCCCTTCAAATCCTGCATATTCAGCTTCCAAACAAGCCTTAGCACACTCAGGTAAACGCTCTTGCAAACGTTTCTCATCTAAATCTTTATTTCTACATATTTCTCGGGGTTGAAATACATCTGAGTTACAATCAAACTCAGTAAGATCAAGAACCTCTTTCTCTTTTGTGTGATAGTTCTTGAATCTCTGTCTCTCCGCCAACTTCTCTATTTCCTCGCGTTCCAATGATTCTATATCATTATAGCTCAAAGGAATACAAAATAATCCACTCTTCATATTTAAAGAATTGGGGAGACGTGCGATCCTTAAAATATCCTTAGTAGCGGGGTCAGGATTTACTTTTGCTTCTTGACTAATTCTATTCCACGCATTTTTTATAGCCATTACAGGATTCTGGATTTCCCAGGAAGCGAGAGATTTGGTTTTTACAAATAAATGAAAGCCGCGCCCTGAAAAATAAATGGCATGAGTTATTTGATTATCAATTAAATAGGAGTGAAGTTTTCTGGTATCTTTCAATTCGGTGCCGTTGCCATCTTTATCGAAATCAAAAAATATTTTATCTATAAAAGCTTTATCGTAGGAAGGTCTTTCCCAAAAATTATAAATACTTCTATAAACATTAACGCGACCGTTGAGAGTCCTTACTAATCTTTGAGCACGTTCAATTCCATCTTCATTTAATGGAAAAGTGATCCTTACAGGATTAGCTATTTGAAAAATTTTGGTATTCTCGAAAATCATCAAAACCATGCCTCTGTATTTTCTTCACAAATGTTCCCATTTTCACACCATTTACAAAGATAATTTGGATTTGTAAAATATTCATCCCGCGTTATCGCCTCCCGGCACTCTCTAATTTTTTCATATCCGTACTCACGATCAATATCAGTGATCGGCATTACTCTAAGCTTATTTGTCTTAGAAAAATAAATACCAGCATCATTGACCACTTTTCCAGTTTGCCTCTCATAAAGAAGAGCATAAAAAGCTAATTCAAAGTAATGGTTATCAACAAGAGTCCCATCTCTTTTTTTACTAAGAATCACTTTATCTTTTCCAGTTTTATAATCAATAACTCTTAATCCATCCGAACACTCATCCACCCTATCTATGATTCCAATGACATTTAACTCTTCGTCATAATAACTGGCTTCTGTTTCGATTGGAAAATAATTTTCGATTCCTTTTTCTTCAATGATTTTAGCATTCCATCCAGCAAAATTCATCATGTGGACAGGATGATCTTTACCATTTGGAAGCGTCATTAAAAGGTCTAATATTGTTTCGTTATAAGGTTCTTCGACATCCTTCGCCGCCGGTAGCGAATAATAGTCCTCGAATATCTGGTGCACCTCTGTACCAATAGCCATAGGACTCCCTTTAGGAGGGTCAGGTCTATTATGTCTTTCCCCAAGGATGTAATCTACAAAAAAATCATAAGGGCAAGCATTGAATTTTGTGATTGCCGATTTACTCAAACGAATTTGTTTTCCCATTAATACACCCTCGATTCATCTAAATAATCTATTTTATAAATTCTAACACCAAAAATTGTTTTAATTTCACCATCAATTATTATAGGAGGTGAATACTCATTCAAAAATTTATAATCCCAAGGAGTCAAAAGAATTACTTGAGCTTTAATCATTTTTTCCGAATATAATTTGTCTATATTTTCTTTTATCCATTCAAAAACTCTTGCTCCAAATTCTTCTTGATAGCTCTTAATTTCTTTTGCAAAACTCATAACTCAATCCCTTCCTCTTCTACCCACTCGTAAAAAGGTTTTGGAACATATTGATCTTCTCCCATATCTCTTTTCCTTCTACGTTCTCTTTCAGTATATTTTCTACATATGATACAGTAGCCTTGTAAACCTGTCCGTTTTGTCTTAGAAAGTTGGAATTCATTTCTTTCTCTCATCTGTCCACAAGGACCTTCACATTTTATCTTTTCTTGCATCCGAACAGGAATTATAATGTCTTCCCTATCTGTCCTATCGGGTGTTTGAGTTAAAACAAAAGGCGCGTCAAATATTATCTTGGTTAAGGCACCATCTTTATCTTGTTCTACTTTCGGTAATTTTAATCCATCACCTGTCAATATTAACTTCATTCTATCACCAAGTTATTGTTATTTCAAAATCTTCTTTATTATATAATTCACCTTCAGAATCTTCCACTGCTATTATACGACCATATGGACCAAGCATAAGCCTGAACACTGGAATCTTTTCCCCATTTTCTTTAAAATAACATTCTATTTTCAACTTATCACCTTCTCCATATTAATAAATGGTTTACTATCGTCACTCTTATTCCAAACTATTATCTTGCCTGGTTTAAGATTTTTAAAGGCCTGCCCTCTGCCAAACCACATCAATCTTTCTCCATTTTGATCATGGATCTGTACGTACTGATTTCCGTTTTTAGAGAGCCTATAATTTAATGATACAATGACGCTGACATTATTATGACCAGGCTGCGATTCTAAATCTTCTATCTCCTTTTCTCGGCCATGAGTATAAATATATTTCTCTAAGATTTCATCGTTGTTCTGAGTCAAATTCAAGATACCGTCGACATACAATCTAGAATTATAAGTATGCCCTTTTAATACAACAGGTTCTCCATCATTTAAAAGTTCTTTACTAAAAGTATAAATTTCAGGAGGGACGGAACACTCTAACCGTTTGGTCCCATCATCAACAGTAAAAAGAGCAATTTTCTTTTCGATTCCTAGAGATTCACTAAGTTTGGACGCGATACTTCGAGTTTTATAATCAGATATAATTCCCCGCACCCAAATTTCTTTTTCGTTTACATTTGGATCAATATCTTCAATCAGGGTTATGTTAACATAACCCTCATATTTGTTCTCATAATAATCAATAATTGGTTTGGCAGAAGGAAGATCAAGAACAGTCATCTGACGCGTTAACATTTCCACATCTTCCCATACTCGGTATGGCTCTTCTGTAATTCTCGAATACAATTCATCACGTCTTTCGAACTTATCGAAGGCACCTGCTTGAATGAGGTTGAGAAGGATGTTCTTTTTCACTTTTCTCTTTTGTACTTTTCCCACGAATTCATCGAAAGACCCGTAGGGTTGGTACAATAAAATTTCTTTGACTGCTTCTTTGCCGACACCCGCGACATCAGATAGTCCCATATAGATGCCTCCATTCTCTGCGATACTGATTGAATCAATAGACAAGTTAATATCGGGGACTTGAACTTCATATCCAATTTTCCGTAATTCTCGAATAGCTTGAATAAGTGTTTCTCTTTTTTCTTCTTTTTTACCGTCTTTTGGATAATGAATAGTAGCAATAAGGAATTGTTTGGGATAATATGTTTTAAGCCATGCAGTGATGTAAGAAAGAGCCGAATAACCCACAGCGTGCGATTTATTGAATGAATAAGCTCCTGATTCCTGAATAATGTCAAATATCTTATTAGAAATATCCTTTGGGATCTTATTTTCAAAACATCCTTCTACAAACTCATTTCTATATTTATTAATAACATCGATACCCTTTGACTTAGATATTGCTTTAATCATTTGATATGAACGTGATAATTCTATACCACCCAGTTCATTAGCTATTGCCATTATCGTCTCTTGAAATAATATTTCTCCAAGAGTATCTTCTAAATATGGTTTTAAAGATTCATGTAAATATTTAACTGGTTTCCTACCTAATAATCTATCAATATATCTTTTAGCCGATCCTGAATTTTGAATTCCTGGTCTAACACATGCTGTGGCCGCACACAAGGTTTTAAAATCAGAAATTTGCATCTCTCTAGCCATATTCGTCAGTAATAAAGTATCAAATTGAAAAGTAAAAGCAGCATCATTTTGAAAAATTTTATAAACTTCAGGATCGTCAAACTCCGTTGGTAACTTAATATCTTTACCAATCAATTCTTTCGTCTTAGCGATTACATCTAAACTTCTTAGTCCGAGAAAATCAAATTTAAGTAAACCTAAATCTTCTATCCCATCTTTATCAAAACAAGAACAAATTGTTCCTTTTACTTTAACCGTTGATATATAATCAGAAATTTTTCTTCTAGTGATTAATATGCCGGCAGCATGCTTAGATAGACCTCTAATAGCTCCTTCAAGAGAATAAGCAATTTCTTTTAATTCAGGATATTTTTCATAGAAATTTTTAACTTCTGGAATTTTATTGATTGCATCATCTAAACTCATATTTTTATCGATTAAGGCAGTAACTTTGTTCACTTCTTTAAAAGAAATTCCAAATATACGAGAAACATCTTTTGTTGTATTCTTTGCTTTAAATCTAGAAAAGTTAACAATATTGCAAACATTTGCTTCTCCATATTTTTCTCGAGTATATTCAATTACCTCTTCACGTCGAAACTTTTGATAATCTATATCCGCGTCTGGTGGCTCATTTCTGGAAATATTTAAAAAACGTTCAAAAAGCAAATTATATTTAAGAGGATTTATTTCAGTAATCCCTAAAAGAAAGGCAATTAATGAGCCGCCAATGCTTCCACGTCCATATCCCATTTCAATTCTTTTCTCTCTAGCATCATCTATTATGTTAGATACGATTAAAAAATAATCAATATATCCTTTTTGTTCTATAACTGAAAGTTCATAATTAAATCTTTTTTTATAATCTTTATCTTCTAAATCTATCCCTTTCTTAACTGCCCGAAGTTGACATAAATTAACTAGATAATTTTTCCTTTTCATATAAATAAGCCTCTGCTGCTTTTTGCTCGTCACTAAAACGTCCTAAATATTTTCGCTTCCCATTTCTAGTAATTTCAACTCTCCATTTTTTTACTTCCTTATCCCAAAAAACTCCTTTATATTTACTTGTTTTTATTCTTAAATTTGGGATAGGATTATCTTTTTTTAATTCATTGTTTGCCCATTCATAGGCTTTTTTACCTTCTATTTCATTATAAAAAGAACCTAAATATTTATTTATCCCATTTATTCGAATTTGAGCTTGCCATTTTTGTTCTCTTTTATTCCAACAAACTCCAGGATATTTTGAAGTTTTAAAACAATGTCGATTTTGACAATTTTCTCTATTATTAACAACTCTTAAATTTTCTTTTTCATTGTGTAAGCCATCACCATCAATATGATCAATTTGTTCCCATGATTCTAGTTTTCGTCTCAAAAACTCTTCCATAATCACGCGATGCATTCTTATTGTAGGACGTATAGGATCTACCTTTTGAAACTCTCGTCTTCTAACATAATATTGCTTTTTATGTTTAACAGTTTTATCCTGTGTTGCTTGCCAATTCCATTTGATAAGCCATTCATAGTCTTCATCATCAACTTTTGTGAATTGATTTTGAGTCAGTTTAATTCTTTTCATTTTCTTCCTCTCTCAATGGGCACGCCTTTGGAACTTTTCTTGGTTCCTCTCTGTGGCTGAGCCAACGTATAGGGTAATCTCTAACTGAATCCGGATGTGTACATATAAACCAATTATATCTATATCCTAGGTATGGACAAAACTTACAACCCAATTTATAAGCGTTTAAAGTCGTTACTTCCCCATTGTTTTTCTTAGAGGGAGTTTTACCGCGATATGGGTTCAACCCTTCGTCGTCGCTTCCGACCATTAATCATCAATCCACATCTCATCATACCAATAGGGCTGAAAATGACCTGTTATATCTTCTTTATTCCCCACTTTCTGACTCATTTTAACACGCCTCAACCATCTGGTTTCTCCATTTATGGTTTTAGGGAAGAGTAAAAATCGCTCTATTATCCTTCTTTCATCCAAATTCAATCCTCTTCCTATACTTTCCCCCTCCAACCCATATTGATTAATTGCTTCGTATTGCTTATTTTTTTTCTTACATGTTGCTATTATTCTTTCCCTTTCCTGTTTGTTTTGTTCTTGAAGTTGACTTCTTGAATTAACTCCCTCTCTTCTTATTTTATCTAATATATTAGGTAAATCCTCTATTATTGCATTTATCAAATCATCAGGAGCCTTATGCAACCCATTTCTACCAATACTATGCAATAAGTGGATGGCCTCATGATCATATGTCGTTTCGTTCCTCCATTCCACACAAGAACCAAACGACACTATTATACTATACTCATACTTTTTACCCTGCACACCAATCCAAGCATGGGTATCCTTTTTCCTCTTATGCCCATCATTCGCTGCCTTAAGTATTAGGTCTGTTATTTTATCCCAAGGTTCTCGTGATAATTGTTTATCAAACATTTATTTTTTCACCCAATTAATAAATACTTTTCCACACTTACTACATTTATATTCAATTGGATTCATACCTAAAACTTCTTGGACTGAAGGTTTGAGCTTATAAATTTCTCCACCACAATCACAAGTTTTATGGGACATAAGAAACCCCTGTTATATTAAGTTTATCAACTATTTTAATTCTTATCCATTTATTTAATGGATCATTTGAATCTCGTATCCATTCTCCCCAATGCCATTTTGTAATAGTACCTTCAACTTCGGCTTTCATTCTTTCATCTCAAAGAGAGGAAGTGCATCCACATACTTTTCCAGTCGCGAATTACACTTCTCCCCTATTTTAACGGTGTTTGCCATCGCTTCTTTAATCACTTCTTCAGTTACATATGGGTATTGTAGCATTTCATTTGTTTCCATGAGATAATTAGTTGGAGCTCCATATGTTTTTGAATCTTCTAGGGTTTTTCCCCAAGCGATAGCGTTAAGAGCTTGCTTAATACGATAGTCTGCCTTTTTGATGAAATGAACGTCGGTTGTTATAACCAGCGGGACAGAATATTTCTCTGATAATTCCACAAGCATAGGAGACAGTTCAGCTTGCATCGGAAAATCGTGAGGTTGGAGTTCAAGATACACGTCTTCTCCGAACTCTTCTTTCAGTTTTGCTAACACTTCTTCCGCTTTTTCTTTCTGATCGTGCAATAACCTCTTAGCGATTACCCCTTCGACACATGCAGTTAAAACAACGAGACCTTCTTTATATTTATACAAATCCTCTAAGGTTATCCGAGGTTTAAAATAATATCCAACACGGTTCGAGATATCTACAAGCTTAAGAATATTGTGCATACCCTCATTATTTTTCGCAAGAGCTACGAGGTGATAACGATTTTTTGTTTTTTCCTCATAATTATCTGCGATATAAAATTCTACTCCCAAAATGGGTTTAATATCTTCCTTCTCACATTCTTGTTGAAACTCAAACCACCCTGTAACTGTGCCGTGATCTGTACATGCGAGCGTATCAAAGCCCATATCTTTAGCATCCCTTGCTAAATCAGGTATTTTTAAAGGAGAATCTCCGATAGAATAGGTAGTATGGACATGAAGAGGAATATAAGATTGTTTAGAATGAGTAGAAAGTTTAGGGTTAATTAAACCAGGATCAATTAATTCAAGTTTTTTGAGTGGGGATTGTTGTTGGAATTCCTCATCGTGAATAAATTGTTTTATTATTCCCAAAGGCTCTTGCCAACCGAAACCTCCTTGTCTCAAAAAAAAGGATGGGTGTGGAAAAGGGAAATAAATTATACCATCTTTTCTGAAATGCTTACCAGCTAATGATGTTATGCCTTCCATATTCAATAGTTTTTTAGTTGGTATCGCTCCTAAAGTAAAAATGTATTGAGGGTTCAATAACTCGATTTGTTTTAATAGAAAAGGGAGACAATTGTCGGCTTCGTCACCATTTAATCCGGATTCGTCTGGAGTGAAACATTTAATTATATTAACAACTGAATATTCATCTTTAGTTAAACCTAAAAATTCTATCCATTTGTCGAGAAGCTTACCGCTAGGTCCAATGAATGGAACGCCAACCTCGTTTTCCTCTTTTCCTGGGTTAAGACCTATGAAGAGATATTTCGGGTCAAATGAACCTTTTCCAATGGTTTTATTTTTGGTGTTGGATTCAATCGCACATAATTTACAATTTTTTATCTGCTGGATTAGTTCTTTCATTCTTCATACCAATATTCTTTTGTTAAAGGACACGTATTAGAAATTCCATTTCTTATATATACTTTTCTATAATAAGCAGGATGTTCACAAACTTCGAATCCTCCTTCCTCTCCCATACAATCACTAAAGAAATATTTACAATCATTACATATTTTTGGAGGATCCGAACAATAAACTGTGCAATCAAATTCCCAATTTTTATAATTCTCACAAACCCTACAATCCATTTTTTATTCCTCTTTTTTCCAGGCCCTTTTTAAAATTTCCGAGGTTTTTGCAACTGGCTCTTCTCGTGTTAATTCTTCTGGAGAACCGCCTTCACCATATTTTTCAAGAATATCCATACGACTGGAACGTTCTTTCTCTAACCCTTTTTCACCTATCAACATAGTTATGGTTATAAAAACTACATAGGCTAGCATTATGAAAAAGATAAAGACCATAAAGGCGAGAAGATAGCCAAAAAGCCACGAAAAACCAAATAAAATATTATTCATTACATCAATCATAAAATATCTCCTTTAATTTTGTGGCCCGAAGTTCTCAATCCACACATCTATATCGTACATCTGGGAACAATGCTTACAAACATACTTTCTTTGGTCTAATAACACAATAAAATCCTCTTTACCGCAACAAGTAGGCCTGTAAGTTGGATGTTCGCGCTGAAACTTTAAGCGAAAACCCTTGTCCATGATCTCCCGGTGAACCCCTTCATAATTCTTTTCATTTTCATTATACATATCACATCACCTTCATTATTTTTTTAACTATAAATTTCTGTCCAAACTAATTTATATACTAATTCTGCACTAAACGGATCTTCAAAAACACCCAAACTTGTACAATAATTATTTAAATGGATCACTGAATTCCATACCCTTTTCCACGGTTTAATGTGTTTTACTCTATAATATATACCAATAAAACCCAAAAACCCACCAGTTTGCTGAGATTCTGAATTGGTTCTCCGTTTAATTCCTTCTTTTTCTAAATATCTATATATTGTTTTTTTGTGACATCCTAGTATTTTAGCAATTTTTGGAGCACTTAATCGATCCTTAGTATATAATTGAACTATTTTTTTACTATCCAACCCCAGAAAGTTAGGATGATTTTCCCATGACATTTTTATTCGAGTTACAGCAGATTGTCGTCCTCTGCTCCCACCATCTCGAATATTATAACCATTAACTGATGTTTTGCTACCAAACAAACAAATATATGATTCTTCAAGAAGATTAAGATTTTCTTGATTTTTTGCTGAATCAACTATAGTGAACGTAAAATTATGAAAACCATATTTTTTAATCGCGTTATTAATAGCTGAAAACCTATTTTCATCAACATAAGAATGCTGTTTAAAACGGGACAAAGGGTTCCTTTGAGTAGTTTGTCCAACATAATATTTATCATTAATTTGATTTTGAATTACATAAATATAGCCATATAACATTTAAAAATTTTCCTCCTTCTAATGTATTTTCATCAATATTTTATATCTTAATACATCTCCAAAAGTCTTCAAAACAGGAAGCCCTTGTTCTTTTGCTTCTTTAATTTCTCGTTTGGTCCCTTCACTTTCTTTCCAATTATCAACAAGAGCTAAAGCATCACATCTTTTCATAATTTCAATATTGTTGTTAAAATAATCAGAATATTCATGTTCCCCGCAAATTATTCCATGTATTAGATCATTGCCCGGAACTACAACACAAAATCCTAATTTCCGAATTTTTTCAGCATATTTAACCATTTTATGAACATTCCTAAGATAGGGAGCTGATTTACTATTAAGTTTTCCTGCTACATATATACAAACCTGGTATCTTCCTAATATCTTATTTATAACTTTGTCTATCTCTATGAAAAAATCTCCTGTCGAATCATTATAAAGAATATAATTATAAGAATCGTCCCATAAATTAAATTTACCTTCATCACGGCCTACACGTTCTTCACCTACCGTTTTGAGTCTTTCTTTTTCATCCCGATAAACACGAACTGCGACAATTTTATAATCAAATTTGAAATGTTCTTTTAAATACAACAAACCATGCTCATCAAGAACATAAGTCATTATAGGCTTATTAACATCTTGTTTTAAACAAGAATATCTATGTTTTCCCCATTGGGTATGAGCAATCATATCTTCTTCTTTTAATTTATCATATTCTTCTTTCGTTAAGAATGTATGCCCAATATCCTTTTCATCTCGTTTTAAACGATCTGTATAACTTTGAATCATTGGAATATCATATTTATATTCAACCCATTCGGTCATTAAAGTTTTACCGCTTCCACTCTCTCCAACAATACATATAATTATTGGCTTTTCCATATTAATCCTCCTGGGCACCCCGCTTTAAAATAAGGGTTCAAATAAGATGTATAATATTCAATCGTTTTAGGCTTGAGATTATAATGATGAATTTGTTTAGGGTAGGGTGTACCATAAATTATTTGATTTTCTATCTCCTTATTGGTTGGATTTATTCCAAAAGAAACATTAATTTGTCGCGCAGCTTCGGCCATTTGTTCTACAACTTGGTTTGTTATTGCCCCAAGATTACTCATGGCAATTCCTATAGCTTCCAATGCTTTACTGACACAATCCCCAGAAAGAAGATCTTCGAGAGTTTTTCTCCTTTCCCTAATTTTACGTGCAGTTTTTAATGCTTGTTTAAATCGTTCCTTTTTCCATACATTGGGATGATGGATTCTATAATACATATCAGTCTTCATTAATAAACACCCTTAGCTTCTTCAAAATTGTATTCATAAATGTGAGCACTAATACTTTGAATAGTTATAGGACCAACAGAAATCCCTACTTCTTCAGCAACATGTCTTGATAATTCTCTAAGTGCCATAAAATTCGCTGTCATGGCTCCGAAAGCGTCATGACTTCTCCAAACCGCCGTCGTTAAAAGTTTCCCTTCTCTTATTAAAAAATCAACCATAATTAAGCAAGGTACTTCCTCAACAAGAAAATCTACAGGAAATTTCCACGTTATCATAATTGCCCGTCTAGTATTGGGGTTTTCTTTTAAATAATCAATCGTTTGTTTAACTTGGTTCAAAAAATAATATCTTCCATTTAACATTACTTTATGAAATTCTTCTAATTTTTTATCACGAATTTTTTCTATTTTTTCTTCTGAAGTAAGATTACTGTCTTTTTCAATTTTTGGAAACTTCATTTCTTTTATCTTTTTAAAAAGTTCTTCTTTTTCTTTACTTAAAATTGGGTAAAATATCTCATATTTATTTAATCTATTTCCGTATGTGTAAATAAAATCATGTAATTCTGGGTCAAGAAATTGATTTTTATATTGTTCAAGAGCATTAGGGCCTAAAGGGTTCCCCTCTGGAATTCCTGAAGCTTCAGGATCATTTATCGTCCATACCACATTAGTCAATTCTTTTGTTTTTGAACCACGTTGGTCAATAACCTCTTCTCCTTTCTTCATAATGGCTTTGATAATTTGCGGCCAAACTAGTTCAAGAGTTCTTCCTTGAATTGCTAACATCTAATCATCCTTCTTCATCTTCAATTTCTATTAAGTCTCTCCAATTGAATTGAGTTTGTAAATTTATTTTAAAAACATCTCCAACCCGTGTTATTTTGTCAATATATGGGTCATCGATATAATCTCCTTCTTCTTCAATATTGTTATAATCATCAAAATAGTCTATACCACATACAAAAAATCCTTCAGTTCTAATGACCCCACACCGACAGAAATTACCATGTTTTGCGCTTATCTCAACAACAACAATATCTCCTTGGTATAATTGTTGACCGTTTGAATCTGCATGGCCTAATGGAAACACTATTGTTTCATTATTTGAAAGCTTACCAGTTCCTGTCTCTGTATCGATATACTCTTCTTCCCCTGTATCCAAATTTATTTTTTTAACAGGAACACTTTTTCTTCCCCTGAAATATTCTTGGATGAATTCATCCATCGTTTTATTCATAATTTTTCCTCCTAACTACTTATCCGATAACTTCTCTCTTCTGGAATTTCCTTCCATTCGTAATCTACTTGATCCCAGTAAAGATTGTGGACATAATATAAAAAAAACATGAGCCATAATTCATCAAAAGAATAAATATTTTTAATCATCCAACGTTTTAAGAAAAAACTTTGAAATCCATAAAACATCGCTTGCTCTTCTGGTAAATACTTTTTAAGCCACCGCTGAATTTGATTTTGAGTAGGGTAGGGTACTAAATCCTCTTTTGTAGCATAACTAAAAAGGGGATCGCAATAAAAAATTCCTTCAAGATTATCAAGCCTTGAATATTTCCTATATAAACGATCCCCGTTCAAAAATTCATCAGCAAATTCCCACAAAAGTTCTCTAGCCGCCTCACACATCTCAAGATATAGATCCATTTTTAAAACCCTGATTTGTCTTTATCTTTTTTTGAAATTATAGCATTAAATACTTTTTCTCCATCTAAAAATGCTTCCTCTTTTTTAGGATTTATTTTACCAAAAGGGATTTTACTTTCATTTTTCTTAGAATTCTGACGACTTTTTTTAACTTGTGCTGTGAATTGTGTAATTCCATCCGAGGTATCTTTTTCAAATACTACCTTCTGAGATACCATATTGTTTATATCTCGGTCTATAGCATTTTGTTCCGCTGGAGGTTTATTAAAAATGGAACTTCCAATCAATATTACATCTATTGGAAGAGCTTTATATAATTCGAGGGTCTCCATAAATTCTTTATTTCTTTCTCTCCAAAATTTCCTACTAGGATCTCCAGCAAGATCTATATTTTTCTCAAGTTTCATCTGGTATTCTATATAATCTTTGAATTTACTAAGTCCATCAAGAGCCACCATTCTAATTTTGAGTTTATCAGCATATTCGTCTAGCCACATAGCAATACGTCTTAGTTCTTCCATTGCTTTATCATAGTTGATATAAACTTTTCGAGTGTCTTTTGATAAATCTTCTTCCCAGATAAGATCTTTTAACGTCTCATATATAATTTGATCTCTTTCGTATGCCTCACGCCAATATTCAATTATATTTTCATAATTCCCAACTTCGAGATCAATATAAAATATTTTTTCGTCAGGTTCTAATAAATTTAAGTATGAAGTTGCTATACCACTTTTTCCTGTGCCGTTATCTCCAGTGAATAAAGAACAAAGAAACGCACGTTCAGGCAATGGTTCATGTTTAGTATATCTTTCAGTCATACGCTTAAGTGCAGCTTTTTTATCTTCTATTTTATCGTTTTCGGTTTTGGATTTAAAAAGTGCCATTATTCTACCTCTTCTACGTCTGTTACCATCCACTCAGACATCTCTTCATCAGGAGTTGAATCGGTTGAGAGTTGGGCTAATGCTTTATCTTCTGCTTCAGTAAAATTTTCTGCTTCTACTTCTATAGATTTGGAAGCTGTAATTAATTCAAAAGTGATTTTATATTTCATTCTACCACGTTATAAAGGAGGGGATTAACCCCATCCTTTTTCTACATCTGGAGTTTCTTCATCACTAATTAATTCTTTGTGTACACGTTTGTAACTTGGTACCCAATATCCTAAACCGAAAAATGACATTCTTCCCTCGTTATCTCGAGAAGGATTAACAAAGAAATAACCCTGTGCCCCTTCTGTTAAATCAAGTTCAGATTCTCTGGCAAAAATAATTCTTTCTGAACTACCATCACTGACATCCATCTCCATATCGTGAACATCTACAATAGAACCACCCTTTTTAGTTCCACTAACACCAGTGATAACACCTTGGACAAGACACCAAAGGTTAAACTTACTTTCAGCATCTTCAAAGAAGTCTTCTACCTCTGCAAAAGATAATACTCGGTTAGGGTATGCTTTTTTGATTAAAGGCATCATTTCTCTAAAGTTATCATACTCATCGTCAATTAGTTCGGGAGCACGAGAAACCGTGAATCGATATTTTTTCTCATTTTTCTTATCGGTTACAAAAGCTTTCATTGAAACTTCTTTAAATAGAGGGAGGGGACCGGTCGCAGCTACACCTTTAAATTTAATATCTGCGAATCTAATATCGTCAACACCTTCTTTTTGCTGATAATTTACAACACCGAAACCATCAGCCTGCCAATCGAATTCTGGGATAGGGGTTCCGGTTCGGTTATATTTGTCATTAAATTGATCGCTGGTATAGAGGTGTACGAGTTTTTTAGGGAGAATGTCATCTTCCATTGCTTTGTCTTCGCCATGTTCGCTAATATATTCGTGAATTTTTTTGAGTTCCCCTTTATTTTCTTCAGTTTTTTCGGGAAGATCAGGTACATACTTTGCATAACCATCTTCGATTGCTTTCCCAGTTCCTTCAGCTTCAATATATTTTTCAGCTTTTTCATGAAGGTTTTTTGCCCGGTCTATTGCATTACTTCGGCCGAAAATAGTTCCAGTCACAGCGACTGTATTTCCACCAACGAGGAACTTTTTACGTAAGAATGCCTCCATATCGACAAGGACAGCTTCTTCTAGCTCATCGTCAGGACAACCATAGCTTTTTTCTTCATACTCAAATTTTTTATATAGCTTTTTCAAATCTTCTTCTTTCATGTTAGCCCTTTTAGCAAGGCCATTTATAATTTCTCTTATTTTCTTTTCGTTCAAAGTTTTCACCTTTTAGAATTTAATTTCACAAAATCTTTTTTTGTTAAAAGTTCTTTATTTTTCTTCATATCATCAACCACTTTATTTACGGAACGACTAGAGCATTTTAACTTAATTTTTACTGTATTTTTAAGTTCTTTTTCTGACAATCCTTCCTTGTTTTCTTTATTTCCCAACATAGTATATATACTTTTCCTTATATCTTCAAGAGACCTATTTTGGATCCGAGATAAAATATCCATTACTACACTTTTCCAATACAAACGAACATAAGGATCAACCTGTTCGATTTCTTCATGGGTTATTATATCTCTCCCATTCAAAACCGCTGCAATCGCTCCCATTTTTACATATAAAACATTAATAGCAGAAATATAACTCAAAACAAGTCTAAGTTCTTTTCCTATAAAATCTCTTAAAACATAGCTTTCCCGTTCATCGAGTATATTTAACAACGCATCTTCTCCTGTTTCACTCAAAGAAAGAATAGTATTTGAATTAAAATTATTGACTACCTTAAGAATCTTTTTGGCAAGTTTATCTAAATCTGCATTAACTTCCTCTTTTTTAGAAGGATTCCCACTCCCTTTAGTAAGTTTTCTATTCCTTTCGAAAACTTGTTCAGGAGTTAAATCTAGATTGGTAATATATAACCGTTGAAAAATTCCACGTTCCCATACCATTTTTTCAAATTCTTTTAAAAAATAGCTAGTCCCTATTATAGTAGCATTGCAATCATATTCAATTGTAGATGCACCTAATGTTTTACTGACTATTCCATCAATAGCGAGTTGGAAGGTTTTCATCCTTCCTTCTTTGTGAGGGCCTGTCATAAACATTTCTTCTGCTTCAGGGAAGCATATAAGATCTTTTGTTGCTAATGCCCCATAAGTAATTGGATTTAAGAAATCCTCATCCCCAGGAAGAAGACCTTTATTTGAATTCCTTTGGTGTATATTTGGATCTACTGTCCCAACCAGACCAGCATCAGTTGCTTCTCCTATAATTTTAGTCTCAAGAAGTTCTACTATCTCCCCTTCCTCATCCATCTCTGTGAAACTACCTGCAAAATTCCTCATTACTTTTAAAGAGATTCCTTTCCCAGTTCTTGAATCTTGAATATGAAGGACATGAATTAATGGAGAAAACTCACTCAAATTATATTGTATAGTAATTCCCTTCCTATTTAAAAGAGCTCCCATCACAGCAAAGAAAAGAGTGCCATTCATCATCTCATTATCAATCGAAATTTCTCCAGAGAGTTTGATATAATCATCTATAAATTGTTTAAATCCCATTTTCTTCTCTCCACATTTCAAATACGTTTATAGCTACCCTCCTTAACATCTTACCTTCTTCTTCATCTTCATCATATACTATTTCGACTGCACTTAAAGCTAACCCTATTAGGGCTCCTATAATGGTACCAGGCAGGAGATCACCATACTCTTCTAATACTGGGTTTATTTCATCCTGGAGTTCCCTTATCTGTTCTGCACGCTCAAATATTTTCTCTCTAATTTCTTCGTCAGTAACATCTATAGGTTTCTTGATTTCTTTTTTGAACATTTTATCTTTTATTTTGTCAATCATTTTAAGTCACTATCTACAATAGAATTTTTTACTATATAAATGAATCGGTTGCTAACTTACCAAAGTTTATATATTATAAAAACCAATTTATTTTTATGTCAAACGGAAATTTTATTATAAGTGATGAAGACTATGATTTTCTTCAAAAAATATACCTTTTAGAAGGTGGCGAAAACATCTTATCTTTATGTGAGGAAATGGAATACCAAATTTCTCCAGATTTAATAAAGGAACTTATAGAATATTGTGAATTTAAACTCGGAGAAGAAAAAAAAGCAACTATAAGATTTTTTGTAGATCCTAAAGAAAAAAAGAAAAGATTTGGAAAGGCGTTACAAAAATTAATAGAAACAAAATATGGAGGAAAATATGAAAGTATCGCCTTTGCTTTCAAAGTAAAAAATCAAATATATAAACATCCACAAAATCAAGATGGGCTATTTGAGAGGAGAATTACAATACCAAAATATGTTTCAATACTTTTAAAAAGGAGTTCCATGATTAATCATACAAGAATCGAAGAAATAGAGAGAGATTGTGATATTGTGGAAGATTATGTCAAAAAAACTAATTTTAGATATTGATTTAATTTGTGATCTTTATTATAATCAAGGTTTATCTTTAAAAAAAATTGGAGAAAAATTAAATTGTAGTAGAGAATCTATTCGAAGATGTTTAAACGAATTTGGGAGAAAACCTCACTGGACATTTAAAGTAGATAAGCCTTACGAAAATTACTTTTCAGAAATTACCAAACCTGAACAGGCCTGGATCTTAGGGTGGATAGTAAGTGACGGGCATATAAGTAAGAGAGATAATACCATTAAGTTTGAGTTAGGCATTCAAGACATTAATGTTTTAAAACGGATTTCACAAGAATTTGAAAAGACAAAAGTTAGAAAATATAAATATGATGTTGAAGTTTGTAATTTAAATTTTGGTGGAAAAATCTTAGTTAATGATCTTGTGAACTTAGGTATCCCCCGTGGTAAAAAATCAGATATAGTAAAACCTTTAAATTTACCAGAGGAATTAATGTCCCATTTCTGGCGTGGTGTCTGGGAAGGAGATGGTTCAATAGGAAATTGGGATAATAAGGGATATCTTACCCCAGACATAAATTTAACCGGTAATGAACAAATATGTAAGAATTTTAGAGATGAAGTTTTAAAAATTTCTAATAATAAAATTAGAAAATATAAACAAAAAAAGAATAGTTTCGGGATCACTAAACAATCTAGAAAACTCAATTTCTGGCAAGATTTATACAACTACTTTTACGATGACTATACTTTAGAAAATAAATTATATCTTGGAAGGAAACACGACAAATTTATAGAAATTATTGATTTTTTACGATATAGAAATAATACATAACCTTTATTAATCCGTGCAAATAGTTCTATCTTTATATGACACTAAAGAAAATTGATCTTAGTCCTGTTCAAATTAAGCAAAACATAATAAAAAAGGAAGCTATTTCGGGAAATAGAACTGAGAAAACATTAACGGAAAAGGAACGGCAATTATTCAAAAAACTTTATTCGATGACTGAGAATGATATTTTAGCTAAGCAATTTCTTATATCAACAGAAGATGTTGAACGATTAGCTCATGAATTAAGAGTCTATAAAGACCCTGCTTTTACCCGAAGTAAACAGAGTGGACGCGAAGGTCAATATGAGATGGGGACTACCCCAAGCAGACTCATTACCACAGTTACAAAGAAATGGACAGAAGATGAAAGAAGAGAAATTCTTATCATGCGGGAAGAAGGATTTGACCCTATTGATATGCTTCGAGAATTAGCCACAATGCAAAAAGCAAGAGTAATTAATGGCGCTGAAATAGAAAACAATCGTAATGAAATGTGGCGTGTTCAAAACGATGCTATTGATTCGTATCGTGACACATTAGTTAAAATTTATGAACTTGAGAATGGACAAGAGATAAATGTATCTCATTCATTTGAAGACTTAATTTTAGAAAGCAAAAACAAAAAATAATTTTTATTTTTCACTTCGCTTTTTAGATTTTTCAATCCATTCTCGAGTTCCTAGCATTTTAGAAACCCAAGCATCTTTTTTAGCACGTTCCTTTAGTAATTCTGGTTCATCTTCTAAACTTGCTCGATTCATTTCCTGGATATGCTGCCGAACTTCATCCCAATTATCTATTTCAGGTTCCCACTTATCTGGGTCATCATTATTTTCTTTTAAATATTTGAGTATTTTAGACCACGTTATTTTTATTTTTGTTCCCCCTTTATTTTTTCAATTCTTCTCTTATCGCTTCAGTCATATCTATTATATTTTTTGCATGTTCTTCAAAAACCGCATTTCCATTTAAATCATCAAATGCATAATCTACTATTGTATTAATTGTATCTAATTGTTTTTCAATTTTCTCTATATTCATTTAATCATTTCCCCATTCTTATTATCTCGTATGTTTCCCTACACAATAAGATATTCTTTCCACTCCTAAAGATTCTAAAGAACCATAAGGAACACAAATACTATCAGTTAATTGGGCAAACACAAGTCTTTTAAATTGTTTTCTATATTCATAATTTATTTTTTCAATTTGTACTATAGGATGTTCCATAAATATCATTCTCCTTTGTCTTAATTTTTATCACCTATAAAAAAATAAGGAGATTATTCCTCAAGTTCTTGCTCCAATTCTTCTATTTCTTCTTTTAATGTCTCTATTTGATTTGTTAAATCAATAATTTTCTCTTCTTGTTCTAAAAAGAGATTATCAATTACATGTATCCAAAGCTTTGTTACTGTTGAATTAAGATTAACAACCTGAATAAATTGCTCATATACTTCAGGAGTTAATTGCGTTTTAAAATCCGAATCTAAAACTTTTTTCATTTTACCTTCAACAAAATCTATATCTACCATATCTACCACCCCCATATTATTTTTGGAAACACATTACATGCTCCATATGTTGTATAGAATTAACTCCCATTGAATATTGTTGTAAAGTATAACCCTGTTCATAATAATCATCTGATATTGCTTGTATTGCTGCCAAATCTGCATCATTAGTTTCACCACGAGTTATATATTTTACCCATACTGCTGTTGCCATATTCTCACCTCCAAATAATTTTTATATTAACTTATATAAATAGTTTTTCATTCTGTTACTTCTACCTCTACTCTATCTTCATATACATTTATTGTTGTATCCAAATCTGAGACCAGCGTACCTAAAATTATATCCATCTCCCACATTTTTATAGAATTTTCTTTTTTATTGATATGCAAAGTTCTTGCCCAACATTTATTTTCTATTCCTTTATCCTCAAATTTAACTGTTACATCAAAAATTTCGTCATCTATATTAGTTATATTAATCTCATTTTCGTTTAATTCATTTATCTCTAATTTCCCACTCTTTTTATTAATTATTTCCACTTTATCATCTCCTAGTCCTATATTCTATATTTTTTACTTTACACCATTTTTCTAACATATTTTTTTCATCTGCATTTGCATATCGATTTCCAAAACCTCTAGCTTCTACTAATTTTTCATCTCTTACCTCTAACGTAACTAATGATTCCTCCCAATTATCAATTTTTCGCAAAAATAATATTTTTGTTCTTTGCATAATAATAGAATCAATATATCCTCCTACACAGTGCCGCAAATTACAACCTTCACTTTGAACATCCTCTGTAGATTCAGGAACTAATATAATATAATCTTTATATTTCCATTCATATTTATATTGTGTTTCTACTGATTTTTTAAACAGTTCATTATTATGTTCTTTTTTGGCATTGTTAAAATTTCTAACAACAATATCGTGTGTCGTGTGTAAATTACGGGGATATTTTAGGTATTTGTCTTGCATAGTACTCATCATACGCGCATAATCTCGTAAATTTCTTATCCCATTTCCAAGATTCATAGCTTCATAATCTGATAGATAACACAAATAGGTGAGTAAATGTTTCATATCATATCTATATTCAACAGTTAATTCTTTTAAATCACTCCCATAATATATTATATTAAATAGTTCTTCATCAAAAAACCGACTTTCTCTAGTCTCGTCATAAAGTGCATCTAAACAGAAAAATACATCTGTTAAAAAATCATAATTATTTTTGAATGCTCGTTCCAATTTAGCAGTGATTGGTATTTGGTGTTTAATGAGCATTTTGAGAACTTTTTTATTATAAAATTCCGGAGGTTTTGTTATTCCCATCATATCTTTTATTTTAAACCCCAACAGAAAATAGGCTTCTAAATGAATATAAGATTCCATTCTACTAATGAACGTCCCGATATTTGAGCAACGCCCTTCATTACGACGAATCCACTCAATAAAACTTCCATAAGCCTTATTAACCCATTTAACTTTATATACAGGAGTTTTGACTAAAAATCTATTTATACTTTTTATTTTTTTCCTAACTTTTCCCACGTTGTATGACCAAAAATTTTTATCTTTAAAATCATAACTGTACTTTTTTCCTTCATCATTCCAGAATATCAATTCACTTCCTATTTTATCGGCATAAATCATGTTTTACCTCCTAACAAAATATACACCAGTGCGAATAATACTACTAAAATAAATAACCAAGGAAATGCGATTATTATAGCGAGTGCAAATATAACCACTCCAATAATGATAAGTATTGTAAATACAGTAAATACAAATTCCGCAAACGAATTCATAATATTACTTCCTTTTTGTTATATAAATAGTTATCTATTCATCCCCAATTCCTGTCTGATGGTAGCCACCATATCCCATGCTTTATTTTTCTCTTCTTTTGTCGGGCCGTAAGGTAGATCACTTTTTTCATATGCTTTATCGAATTTATCTAACAATTTATTATAAAGCGCATCAATTTCACCTGTGTCTGAATCATGAAATGGTTCATCTTCTTTCCCTTCTTTTTTGATCTTTAATATTTTTTTAATTCCAGGCGTTCTGTAATATTTAGCCAGAATATTCATATTCGGTTCAATTTCATGTTGTTCAAGCGCATAAAGACCTGCGAGAATACCCCTAAACACATAAAGCCACTTTTTAGCTGTAGCCCTACCTTTACAAATAAAATCCTCATAGTTATTCATAGTCATCCCTTTATAACTATAGTGAATCGTTTTACCCCAAATATTTCTAACAGTTGGCAAATAATCTATAAATTCTTTTGTTTGATATATCTGCGGGGCATGTAACATCTCATGAATTGTGCAGTTACTTTTGAGAGCTTTTTCGGTGGCATTCCCTAATTCAAAAAACTCAATATCATAGTCTGGATTGGGGTGATTTTTAATATGCATGGTCCGCTTAGATCTTGGTAAGCCGTTAGTGCAGAGTTTAAAAAATTCCCGATGGTTTAAAGCGAAAGTCCCACGTATATCAACATCTGAATCTTCTGATTCCCACCCATATAAATGGCTTCCACTTATACACACATTTAAGAGTATACCATTTCTATTATGTACTTCATTCTTTAAAAAATTTATCAATTCTATTCTTTCCCTCGCTTCCATTAAATTCCTCCACAAACTATTTCAAATTTTTTTCCCACGAATCTTAAAATGCTAAACGTTTATTTCGTAATTTCATTTTTATAATCATTTAATAATTTAAAAATGAGAGTCAATGCTTTATTCAACGTAATTAAAAGTTCATCTGGCTTTAAACTATTTCTTTCTTTTTTAACAATCCATTTCTTACCTTTATCCCAATGTTCCGATTTAAATCCGTAACCTTCTTCTAATAAACCAAGAATAATTTCTCCATAATTCCCTAGATTTGCATCCATCATAGCTCCATGAATATCAAATTCACATGACCGATATATTGTTTTAATTCTCTTTCACCTTTTAATTTTATATTAATTATCCCATCCCAACCAATATCAACTTTTGCATTCATCTCCATTTTTTATCAACTCACTTGTAGCTAAAACAAGAATTCTTTCTATTTCTTCATTATTTACATCTAATTTTCTGAGTATTTTAGTATAAGCATGAACATGGCCCTCTTGATATGCAAAACCAGCTTCATCATAACCACCTAACCTTGAACGTTTTTCATATTTTAAGAGTTGTTCTTTAGTCCATTTGATAAGATGTTCTTTATATTTATTATGATCCATATTTAATCACCATCCAACGGTTCAATTCTTCTATTTTTTCTAAAATCACTTTCTAAAATCATTCCTCCAAAATCATTGTGATCATAATCTCCTATTATGGCTAAAAAATAGAAATCATTTAGTGTTATTTTTTGAGTAGGATTCTTCTTTTCAATTTCTTCAATAAAACATTCTAAACACAAGACACTCCCAGAATTCCATTTTTTTGGGAGTTTAGCCCATAATTCATCTTTAACAGAGTAACCTAGTACTATTTTTCTAGAACACTTATGGCAAACTGGATTTCCAGATATTTTAATCACCTAAATCTTCGATTAAAAGTATTTTAACCTTCTTTGAAACCTTTAGAAAAGGTTTCATTTAAACCTCATTTGATATATGTCAAAATTCCATATTCAAAACCTTCATCAACACCACATCGTTGCCATTCATCACATAATTCTTTCCGCATCTCAATTGTTTTTAATCGTTGGTTAATCCAATTATCTGAATAACCTTTGGCTTTATAAGTTTTCATAGCTCTTTCAATTGCTAATTCGGGGTCAGCTATTTCATCAAGTCTTTCTTTACCAACTTCGGCTAACCATAGTTTAAAAGGTTCGGCATTAGGGGATGGTATTGATTGAATTAATCTTAATAATTGTTTTGTACTAGCTACGTCAGTTAATCTCATTTTACCATCAGCAGCAGGCATTTTCAACCGGTCACAATCTGTGACCGTTTGATTCCCTTCTTCTTTATCTTCTGGTTTATAAATCATTTTCTTATCTGTTTTATTCCATGCTCTGAATTTTATTTCTCTAATTTTAATCACCATTTAACTATGTACTGGCACTGTTACATATTGTGGGGGCGAGAAATGACTATATACTGCAATTAAAGCAATTCCTAGAAGGAACAAGAGGATAATTCCTATAATTAATACTAATGTAGTGTTATCATCCATTTTAATCATCTCCTATCTCAATTCCTTCAATCCAGTGTACACATCCTTTTTTCTTCCCAATATCTTCATATAATCTTTCACAATTTATGCAACAATAATGAGATTCCCGCTCAGCACAAGTACAACAACTTTCATAATTCATTCTTTCAAATCCCCCAATTCAGCTTTGCATATGATTTCGATACCAAGTAAACCACCATCCTTATCATAGTCGAAGACAACAAGCCACGCATCCATTTCTCTAGAATGATAATATTTGCCTTTCTTCCAATGTTTACCAGTTATTAAAATGTGGATATCGCCATTGGCTCCACAATAATCATAATATCCAGCATCTACTTCGGCATCGAACTTTACACGGGTCAAAGGATAATGAACCATATAATAATCCATCAATGATCTTCTGTGTGTAAAGGAATTTTCATAATCCATTTTTACTCCTCACATACATGATATCCTTCAATTTCTATTTTCCGCTTAAGCCATTCCTTCCAATCTATTCCTAATCTATTACTCATATCGTACAAATGAGATTGTATTTGTTGTTCTATTTCTAGGTGAGAAGTTGGAGTTATATTTGTTCCCATATAATGTTCTAAAATATCTTTCAAAACATCCCATCTACATATACTATTTAAAATAGTTGTTATTATTATATTCTCTTCAAAACAGGTAGCTTGCGGAGGATATAATATTAAACAAATAGAGGATCCACCAGGAAAATTTAATTCTCTTAATTCAACATTTTTATACTTTAATGGATGAGATTCATAATCTTTAAACCAATTTAAAATTAGTTTATCTCTTTCTATAATAATATTAGGTTTTAAATAATTATCAATTACATTAAATATACCATTTAATTGTTGCCATGTGAAATGCCATTTATCATATTCTTCTTGTTGTTCTGCCCTTGTTAAACCTTCTGAGGGTAACCAGGGTTTTATTTTAGGTATATTTATTTTACTATATTCTGGTACTTGTATATATGGTATTTCCATTTAATCACCTAATTCCTTATCCATTGCGTCTATATCTTCTTGTGTCAAATCATTATCTTCATGTAACGGTTCTGCGTGATAAAACACTGGACAGTCATGTCCAAAAACCTGACAGGAATATTTTGTATCTAATTTTCCCTCTCTTGCTAATTCATTCAAGTCTGCACCCTCTGGTCTGTACGGATACAACGGAAATTCTTCAACAAGTTGGCCATAAGGACAAAAACCACAAAGTTTACAAGGTTTAACTATATCCTGCCAAATCCTCTTTTCTGTATTTAACCAATAACCTTTTTCTCCACGTTTCATATTTTCACTCCTATATTTCTTCTATTCATCCAAACACCCTTGGATTCCTAATCTCATCTGTTATATCAAACAAATAATCAATTATTTTATCTGACAAATTATATTTTAACCTTAATTCTTCAGTATATCCTAAAAAATCATCATCTGTTCCAAATTGTGCTACTAATTTTAAATGCTCATTTTCATAATCACTAAGAGGTTTTACTCTCATGCTTTCACCTTTTCCTTAACTCTACTTAAGAAACCATCGCTATTGACTTTTATACCCATGCTGAATAAGTCACTAGCAAATTTCCTCGATACTTCTTGTTTTGCTCCATCCACTGTCATATTAAATAAATGAGCTTTGTCCGCCACAACTTCCGAAACATGATTATCGATCGTATTATCTGTAAGCATATTAACCACATTTACCGTATCGAAGTCGCTTCCTAATCTTTCAATTCTACCTATTCTTTGCTCCAATGCTGAATAAGTCCAGGGTATTGAAAAATTAATAAGATTACCTGCATATTGTAAATTAAGACCTTCTGTTCCTATCTCGGTCATTAAAAGAATTCCATCTGATGAATCACGGAATTTCTTTCTCACCGTTTCTCTCTGTTCTTTATTTGAATCACCATGTAATACAAATGATTCTCTTTTTAAATCCATTTCTCCTAATCGTTTAACCTCTGTCTTAGACTCACAAAATAATATAATTTGTCCATGTAATTCATTTAAAACAGTCATTAATTCTTTTTCTTTTGAAGACATATCTAACTTCTCAATCCTAAGTGTTGAAGACACACCAAATACCTTCGCGTTTGAAATCGCTGCTAAAATATGAGGTTGGGAAGCTAACATATCTTCATAAAAATCTCTCTCTTGTTTTGTAAGCTGAACATATATTGTTTGTGTAATGCGTTTAGGCAATTGCATTAATACATCTTGTTTTCTTTTACGATACATCAAGTCATTTAATCTTTCATAGACACCTTCTAAATCTTTATATGTTGATTTATACCCATCTTTATTCACATATTTCCCATAGAAACTCTTCATAGTTCCAAAAAATCCCGGCTTTATCTGATCTGTTATATGATATAATTCTTTCAAATGATTAACTATTGGAGTCCCAGTAAGGCCAATTACGTGACGTGCAGGAATATTTCCTATCACTTTTGCAGTCTTTGTATTCCAGTTTCTAACTCTATGAGCTTCGTCAAGAATTAACAGTTCTACTTGGAATTTAATAGGAATGGTGCGAAGAAATTCATAATTAGTTATCATTATCCCGCCTTTAAGTGCTCGTTCTACTGCTTCTAATCTATCTTCCGCTTTTATTTTACTTGTTACTACTGTCGCATTCATATAACTGAATTTAGTTTCCATTTCCTCTTTCCATTGATATAATAGAGAGGAGGGCGCAACCACGAGGACTGGGCCCTTTCCTATTTCTTCAATAGCCTTACAGGACACCATTGTCTTTCCTAAACCTATATCGAGGGCAACTAAACCGTTATAATCATTTTGGCGTAAGAATTGCATACATTCTTCTTGAAATGGATATAACTGAACGTTTGGATGCATCTTAATTGGATTATTTTTTACTTTATCTTTAACCTTAACCTTAAACCCTTCGGCATTTAGAATTTCAGCAACCCTATATCCATCACGAGGTCTTTTGAGGTAATACATACGACTCATTTCAGGACGTACTTTAACTTCACCAAAATTAGTGATAAAACCATCGTTCCGAATAGTAACGGCCATATTATGGTTTGCTTTTTCACCATTCCCACGTTTATCTATAACATCTATACTTGCCTTTTTACAATCAGCTATAAGATGACTTACACCATCTTTTGGGATAGACCAAATACGACGAGCACCATCATAAGTTCTTTTAGGTTGCTTCCTAAATATATTTACCAGTTCCTCATCATATTTAAATGGGCAATCAATCCAACCATCTATTGTATCTGAGTCGTATAATTCTACATACATCTTTCTTATCACCTATTAAAATAATCAAATTCCCATTTAAATCGTTTTGATTCTCCATTTTTGCGTAAAATATAATCAAACACATGGCCAAGAACATCATTATCTACTGGATCATTATGATCTCCAAATTCCCTGTAATTAATTCCTGATTTTAGCCGTTCTCTTTTTTTAGCACAAGAAATCATCATTTCAGGATTAAATTCTTTTTCCCTTGCATACCAATTATATTCTCTAAGAAATTGTTTTAATAATTGAGGGTTTTCTTTTACAAATTCTTCTAACTCAAGATCTTTATTTGTTTTATTCGTAATTATATAACATGTTGAGCTACTATTTGTAACAAAATCTCTTTTCACTCGCACCATATTCCATCAAATTCCCAGTAAGCGGTTTTCCTTCCCATATAATTCGATCTTTTTTGAAATTATTCTCTTTCCCAGTTCCAAGGCAACAAGGACAATGAACTGTTAAACCAGTTTTATGATTAAATTGTGTCCCTCTTCCCCCACAACACTTACAATTGTTATTTTCTTCTTTTATATACATTTACATCTAACCTCCACTATTATATTATTTGTTTTTTATGTTATTTAAAATTATCCCCACGCTTCTCCAAATCTAACCGCCAAATCTCTGCAATATTTTATATGTTCTTGATGATTATGGTGTCCTTTAGTTAGATTACACTCATGACATAGAAGTTGAATATTTTTTCTATTTAAACTACGGTTCTTGGGATTAATAATATCAAGGCTTATGCAATGTGGGTCAATATCCCACGGTTTTATTTTAGATGAATTGGTATCAATGTATTTAAGTTCACAACCGCAATAATTACAACCATGTTCTAAATTCTCATTGATGAATTCAATTAATTGTTTCTGTCCCATATCAACAAAGAACCCACGACTTATGTGAGCTTCTATCGCTCTCCGTGCATATTCTTTAATCCATAGAGGAGGGTCACTATCCATCTAAATCCCTTCTCATATCTTCGTAAGTAGGGTATTGCGCTTTCATTAATTTAACAACATCTTCCCTTTTGCCATTTAATTTTAAGAAAAATTTAAGCATATCTTTATCTCGAATGTATTCCATTTGACAAATTGGACAAAGAATCGTCGAGCCATCACCATCAGAACATCGGCCGAAGCTTCTTTCTTCCGTTAAATCTCCAATTATTTCATCTGCGAATTCATTATCTATTTTTAGTTTTTCTAAGTATTCTTTATAACGCCCTGTTTTATCTGTGCACTTACTTTCTTTTATTATTTCTTCTAAAAATTCTATTGCCTTTTCTTTAGGGAAAAATTTCTTATGGTCGAGCCGGTATTTTTCTAAATATTCATGCCCATTTGAACATAAATAAAAACCTAAATCTTCGGCATCTGCGTCCATTCCTGATTCTCTTTCTCCGGTTATTTCGCACACATAACACGTACTACTACTATTCGTGACAAAATCCAACTTGTACTTGCTCATTTTTTATTCCTCCAAATATTCAAATTTCCTTTTCAGTTCTGTTACATAATGTTATTTCTGGTACAATTGGGCATATACTACAATCTTCGTGATTTTCACACTTTGGACATTGTTTTTTTAATTTACTTCTAAAATCTTCAAACTCTGGACTATCCCATGCTTCTTGAATTGTAAATTCTCGAAGATTAACTGCATACTTTCGGTCTTGCTCAAAGCTACATGGTAGTAAAAACATATCAGGAGTGACAAAAGCGGAAAATAAACCCGCTTCACAACCATCTATACTGTCTCTATTTATGTTCTTGGTGAAATTAAAAACCCCAGGAGTTGAACAAGAATCTAACCCTATTTTAAAATCATAACTCTCCTTATCTATCAATTGGAAAAACTCCTTTACCATCGGATCATCCGGTGTTAAAATAGAAGAGAGAGTTTTTTGTAGCCCAACTGGTTTATAAAGAAGGAATATTACTGCATTTAGTCCCCTATCAAAACCATCATTCTTCAACATTTCTATAGCATTACCGATTGTGTCGTTACTTAAAACGTAATGTAGATTCGTTTTCACACCTTCAGCTACGAAATTTTCGATTGCCTCTCTAGTATATTGAGCAAAATGTTCACTTACTGCCACTGCGCCCACATGTTTCCCTGTTATTTCGACTTCACGGTCTGTTAATTCATATCCACTGGTAGTATAATTTGGCACAATATTACTACGCCGGGCATAACGGAGCAATCTCTCGAAGTCTTCATGTTTATTGGGGTCACCTCTGCCCCCGATAGCTATTTGAAAAGTTCCTCCCTTTTCTGCTTGGCATATAATCTCACGAAAATCGTTTAGACTCATATTAGGTTCTTGCTTGACATTTCCTGATTGATAACATTTAACATTACATTTGCCGTTTAAACCAGTATTACACGTTCCACATACGCCTATATCAAGGAGTGGGGGGAAAGAAGATTGGAAGGGGTTTTCTTCCGTCTCTTCACCATTTTCATCTAATATTCCAGTTCGGACAGAGAAACCAGTCTCAGTATTAAATACCTCTTTGAAATGGAATTTCTCGTCGTATCTTCCTATTATCATTTAGCACCCTGGCATTTCTAGGTCTTTATAACCGCTAATTCCTGCTCCACTGTTCTTAAAATATGTTTGAAGACAATGTACACATATTATATTATCATCCTCATCATCATAATACAATTGTCCCCGATTTCCACAGTTAGGGCAATAATTTTTGAAACCATTAATTCTCATATCTCTAAGATGTTCTTTTTTATTTTCTCTTATCCTTTTAATTTCTGCTTTTAAATTTCTTTTTTCAAATATCAAATTTGCTTTCTCAATTTCTTTAAATCCATTTTCCTTTACTAATTTGCTATTTTTTTCTTTTAATTTTTTAATGATCGTCGTATATGCTCTCCATTTTTTATATTTTAAATGAGTATTTTCCACTAGTAATTTGTTATTTTTTTGTTTTAATTTTTTAATCTCGGCTTCTTGGCAGTCATAACTTGACATTTTATATTTTAAATGAGTATTTTCCACTAGTAATTTTTTATTTTCTTCATTTGTATAATCATATTTACATTTATAATATTCTTCTTCTGCGTTATTTCTTTTGAACATTTTCCAACCTCATTTTTAAACAATCAATTTGTTTTTTATAACAATTATTTTCTCTTTTAAGTTCTTCAACTTTCCTATATAATCTCTTTTTTTCGTTTAGTATAGGTAATCTCATTGGGAAAATAGGTTCACTATTTCCATGATAAAATTTGACTATTTCTTCTATATCTTCTTTAAAAAATTCTACAATATAATAACAATTGTTATATATTCTGCTCATCCAATTAGGGTCAGTACTAGTTTGTGCCAAACAGTCTTTCTCAAACCAATCGGCTTCTTCTTTATTAAAGAAGAACACTCGTAAACGAGGAAGATCATTTAATATTGGACATGGAATTGCATGTTCTATACTAACCGCCGATGGATATTTTTCTTTAATCACTTGTAAAATTTCACAATTATCCATTTTTATCCCTCCTTTTTATTTTCCACTAAAACAAAATCTAATCGATATTCTGGACTCAAAAATGTACGTACACTATGGAGAAGCGTAGGTTTATCTACTTCTTCCATATCTATTTTAATTATATTAGCTATTACTTCACTTAGAGATGTCATAACTAATGCGACACTGTAAATTTTTGTTAAATCAGAAAAAAAGGACAATATTTCCACATAAATTTTTTTATTTTGAATAAAAGCTTCTGGTAAATTGTAATCAATAGTCACTTGTTCAAGAAATTCTTCATCTTCTTTACTTAGATCTTCGCACCTCACTAATTTTTCACCAATTTCATCTATTTTCTTTAACACTTCTTTTTCCTTCAAACGTATCTCCTCCTATTTATATGTCTGTTTCTTTTGACTTATATATGTTTCCTAATATAAATTACTATATTCTTCAACTATTTCTTTTTTATCCTTTTCAAGAAAAAGATCTATACTGTCTCGGATAAGTTGTGTCGTTGAACAATAGCTATTATTTTTATTTATCATCTCACTGATTTCTTTTAATTTTTCCATTTGTTTTTTTGTCAAACGTATTGTTTTCATTACCATACTCTACCTCCTGTATAAAAGTATATTTCTATTAGTATATAAAACTTGTGCATAACGATCGTTATATGCGGGAAGTATTACTGGGCAATTTCTTGCTTAAAATTTTTGTTCAAAAAAACTGACATGTAAGTTACAGAAATGGCGGAAAATGCTTAGAATTGCTTGTAACTTACATGTCAGTTAGAAAATACGGACGCTTTGGGGTCACTTTGATAAGAGAGACTCTGAGAGGTCGTAACTCCATTTTTTTGATCAAAAAAAATTTCGACCCCTGCCTTTTACGATCTTCTCTATATTTCTGTGATGTTAAGTATTACTTTATGTTTATACCGGAAACTCTCTTCCTACGATACATTTATATAGTATATTATGCATAAAAATATCATTAATGTTTTTTTCTAAAAAATCAAAAATCTCTTGAAATTTTACTTTCTTCTTCTATTTAAACGCTTATTTTATACAAAGTATTACTAAAAATATAATGACAGACACCCTTTTTCTATTTTTTTAATTTTATATTATTTGAACTATATTACAATGTATTATAATAAAAGAAAGAATATTAAGCGTTCCTTTCTAATTGACATGTAAGTTAGAAGGGATTCTAAGCATTTTCCATCGTTTCTGTAACTGACCGGGTCAGTTTTTTTGACCAGACATCGTCTTCCGGTCAAAATCAAAAGTATTACTACTTTATAACGATTGTTATGAAACCGAAATAAGGTTCCTTTTTTTCCAATAAATTATAACGATCGTTATACCACAAAGCTTATATATTATGACTTTATATTATATAAACTATAGGGCAATAAAGAGGTTAAAAACACCTCTACCCTATGGTGATAAAATGAACTTGGAAAATGTAGAGCTGATCGCTGACGCTAAAAAGAAAATTAAATTGGCGAAAAAATTTATTAAAGCCGAACGAATGCTTAAAAAACAACAAAGGTTAAAAGAAGAATTTGGAATTGAATCTAATTCAACAAATACAAGGTGTTATTTATGAGATTCGATGTTGAATGGTTCGAAAAATTAACAGAAGAGGCAATTCTTATTGATAAACTTTATAATCTTGATGTTATTGATAAATTAGAAAGAAATTTTCTTTTTGGAAAGATTAGAAAAAAATTAGATTTAGATCCCGAAATTGTTTTTTTCTAAAAATAGCGTTAGCTAAGAAGGCGATTCTTGATGAATGAAGAAGATAAAATAACTCAACTTGAAAAAGAAATTGAACACTTAAAAGAAATAAGTGATCTTAAAGAAAAAATAGCTCGACTTGAAGGTCAAATGGTAGAATTGAGGAATAGACCTTATTATTGGTATCCAGATAGAATTGTTCCGACATATAATCCACCAATCATAACTTGTGATACACCAACTGTAAGTTGGTGTAGTACAGATTGTGAAATATCAGGTCAATCACCATAACCTTTATTAATCCTCAACTTTCTATTATCAGCATGACAACTTTAACGCAATCAATTGTACAAAATATTATCGGTGAGCTTATATCTGATATGCAATTAAGTGAAGCTATTATGTTTACTACTGATGTTCTTAAAGAATTAATTTTTGTAAGTCTCAACAATCCCGAGTTTGATAAGGATGAGAAAAACGAGATGTTAAATGCAATATCAATGGAACTTCAGGAAGCTCAAATTGATTTGGGTTTAAATAGAGGGATGGAGGAAAAGAGTGAACACCACAAGGTGATGTTCGGATAAATTATAGTTACTCTATTTCTTCTTCCATAGCATCATTTAAAAAACTACCACAAATTTCCAGAAGAAACTCTGCTTTTTCAAGTGCTTGAGTGGCTTTAAATAAATCTGTTTTAGAGCCGGACTTGAGTGCTTTTATATAAATCCCTTCCATTTCTTCTTTATATTCCCACATGTCCTCATAATTGATATTCTCAATTTCATCTAATATTTTTTTTATCACTTATATCATCTCCTTTTACCATTTATCATAATCTGCTACAATATTAAACCATTGTCCACAATCTTTACATTCGTTTATTTGTCCATTACATATCCCATTTGGAGATATTTTAATAAATTTTATATGGTGTGAATGACAGCGAGGACACCCATCCATTTTTGATTCTTCAATTACAACATAACGGCCTTTATTCTTAATTTTCAAGAATTGTTTAATATCCAGTAATAATTCTCCAAAAAGGTTTTCAATATTTAATTTTATTTTTTTTGTATCTATAACAATTCTAACCATATTCTATCACCTATATTTAAATTAATGTTTTAAACTTTTAAAAAAAGTTTAATTAAAAATTAATCCCATTCATGTAAATCACAAACACAATCATAATCATTTACAAATTCATAAGTTAACCCGCAACTCCATTCGATATGGCTTCCACAACTCATTTTATCACTATATTTGCAGTTGAAACAAGTTTTAGTTTGATGATAATTGGGTAAATCTTTTTCAGAATTATATGGGTGTTCTTTTTTATTCCACATCATACAAATATCAGAGGCATTAGGTAATCTCATAAATGCAAATGTACCCATCATATCATCACCTAATTTATCATAACATTCCCAAAATTCTTTATCATTTTTCATACATGATCACCATTCTACGAACATCTACATTTTAGTTTATGTTCTAATTGTTAATATTTAGTTTTATGTCATGATTCACAATTTTTTTATTTAGGTGGAATATAATATCCACAGTTAGGACATCCAAAAGTAGATTTCTTTAAACTACTCCCACCATTGACATTATAACCTATGAACTGTTTAACCATTGTACTATGACATTTAGGGCATATTGGGTTATTTAAAGCATCTACAAGGTTTTTCATAATCATATCTGGTGTGGGTGCTGAAGTTAAATTTATATCGAACATATTTTATTCATCCCCTGAAACCTTTAAAAAGTTTAATTAAAACTCTTTGTTACTTAATTCATCTTCAATTTGTGCAATTCTAATCCCTATATTTTCAGCATGAGTCCTCAAGTTCCATTCTGGATGAATAGGCATTATATTCTCCAAATAATCTATAATGGAATCGTTACTTGCATTAACAAAAATTCCCGCCATTTTGATATTATAATCAAAATTATCATCTATTCTTTTCATTTCAGTTAAAACATGTTTATTACATAGATCATCGTATTTATCCAGTGATGTAGGGTCTTCATTGTCTTTAAACGATTCTACCTTCCACTTATATAATTTTTTTAATCTGTTCCATTTATCCATCAATAATCACCTCACTTTTGATCAACCTTTTTTAAAAAGTTGGAAACCTTTAAAAAGGTTTCATCCAAACTCTTAGTCAATCACCATTCTTTTTTTAAAGCTTCTTCAAGGTTATCTAAATCTTTTTTATTTATACTAGTTTCTCTTAAAATCCCTGAGCGTTGAATTTTATATTTATCAAGAATAGTGATTATTTCATCAAAATCCATCGGATAAACACCTTCACTTATCGTAATAGAATCCTCATATTTTTCTTCAATACCAATATCCATCTCATTTAACAATTCTTTATCATTTTTCATCCATGATCACCATTCTTTTTTTAAAGCTTCTTCGAGTTTATTCAAATCTTCCTTTTTTTTAAAGCTTCTTCGAGTTTATTCAAATCTTCCTCATTTATATTTACTTCACTTAAAATTCCACAAAAAATCTTATATTTATTCAAAATCTCATTTAACAATTCTTTATTCATTTTTTATTATCTCCTTTTTTTTAATAATATCAAACTAATGAACAATTTTTATTTAACTCTTTTAAACATTTTTCTAAATCGCCCTCGCATTCTACTTTATTATGAGAGTCTTTGCAAAATATATAAGTAATAGGTTTTTTGTGGTCATCACCCTCGTGCATAATGCCTAATTTAGTACACATTGTGCATTCTCTCATCCTACGGGCATCCATTTTGTGACGAGCTGAAATTCCCTTAACATTTCTGCGTCGATACAAGCTTTAATGTCTTGGGGACAACTATTTTTAGTCAAATAACTTTCGCAATTTTTACATACTTCATTATAAAACCATTCCATTCCTCTGTCTTCTTTCATTCTAAATCACCCCATCACTATATTTAGTCCATCATATATTTTTTTTAACCTCATAATATCCTTTACTGTAATATCATGTTCGTTTATGTCTAATTTATTGATTATACCTGCAAATTCAAGCATTACCTTTCTTCTAGTAATATCTAAATCTATTTTGACTAATTCGTTTTCACTTACACTGAAATATCCCATTTTTTCCACCTCAAGGATAATTCACACATACTTTTTCTATTCCAAATTGTTCTTGGTCTATTTTCACAAGGAGTTCTATCCATTTTTTTGATACACTGCCATCTTTTATAATCTCATAATTATCCTGGTCATCGAAGATTAAATATAGACATGCTTTGTCAATCTCAGGTAATTCATCTGCTATCATTTTTATAATAGTTTCACATTCAGCAAATATTTTATCACCATCAGTTCGTTTAATTATTTCCATTCTTAAATCTAAAGCAGACTCTTTAAGGTTTTCTACCCGCTCTTTGTGTTCAGGGGTTAAATTTTCTGGTATTTCCATATCAAATAAATGATCTGTCGCCCCATATAACCGCAGATCGTCATCGTAACCTGTCATGTTGAACATATATTTGTGGGCATAAAATAAAATTAACGCCGTTATAAAACCGGTATTAAATTCCACTTCATCACAAGTAAGGTCTATATTTTGTGTTATATAATTTTTAATTTTCTCTAACGCATTCATAATATATCCTCCTTTATTATTTTATCTATCTTATCCTGACATATTTTTTGACACTCTTTACTACATACGGTGTTACTATCATATATTCCCAACACCACTATTGATTCATCCATACCAATTTTTCTACCACATTCTCTACATTTACCTGCATCAAATAAGGGACAACCATTCGCATTTCCATCATTATCTATGATATCTAATACCATTTCCGATGTTTGACTATTTTTACTTTCGGCATATTTACAGCTAATTTCTTCGGTTCTAGGTTCATTATACCCATCACCATCTTCATATACCCTGAAGTGGATGCATTCATAACAATATCTATCCATTTTATCACTTCCAATCTTGATCATATTCTTCAATTACTTTAAGCATTTTAATACAATTTTTCAATTTTATACAGTTACATAATTGAGAAATATCGTCATATACCACTTCAATATATTCAATAGCTTTATTAAAACGGGGTTTTCTCCAATCTGAACCGCCCGCTGTTGAGTATCCCCACATGCTTACATGTTCTAATATTACAAGGGCTTTGCCTATATGAATGATTAACTCTCCATCATCTAGTTCACAATTGACATTCTTTAATTCTTTAATAACCTTTTCGAGGGTATCCTTACCGTCAATGGCAATTAAATATTGAATATCATCCCTTTCGGTTAAATCATCCATTTTATTTTTTACATCAAAAGTCATCTTATCTCTCCTATTAAATCACTCAGCGGGTCGTCCATGTGTCCGTTCGAGTACCATAAATAGCAATCTAAACACATCAGCACATCAGCGTAATGGTAGCTACGAGGCAAACAAACATCCCCACAAATTTTACATAACATCTTTATACGTACCATTCAAAATTTCTTTATAGGCAAATTTGACTAATCTATGACCAAATATCACTATTTCTTCTTTTTCCTCTGTGGTTTAAGGTTTTATAAAATTTTTTCATTTCTCTTCGACCTAATTTCTCTTCTATTAATTCTAATGCTCGGTCATGACCGACACGTGCTTCCATCATTTTATATATGAATGCCGGATTTTTCCAGTTTTCTTGCATTTTCTGTTTCCGTTGCGTTTGTGTATTTTTAATCATTTGTCGATGTTTTTCTAGCTTATCGGGGTGTTCATCAAAATATCTCTTTTTGCTCATTGATATTTTTTTACGCCATTTACTGTTTTTGGCATTTTTTTGGCACGACTTACTCATTTTTTCCCTATATTCTGGGTCTTTGCCTCTTTCTTGACGCTCTTCTATTTGTTTTTTCCTATACTCTGGGTCTTCCCACCTTTTAAATGCACTTTTACTGTAACTATCGGCTTTTTTTAATCGGTAAGTAGCGTCTTCTTTCATTTTTTTCTTTTCAGCTTCACTGAGTTTTTTTGCTTTTTCGTATGGATTTGCTATAATTCTCCCCTCCTATTCCCATGAATTCTTTTAATTCTAAATATTTTTCTCTACTCATTCCTGTTAATTCACAAAATGTTTTCTTTCTTCTTTCCCTTCTCTTTTCTGGAGTCCGATAATGCATTTGATTTTTTGAGATGCACCAACATTTTTCGCAATAGTGATGCTCTATATTTGTTTTTTTACACCTAATAATTTTTCCACAATTATTACATATACAAGAAAATGATTTTTCTTTAAACTTAGCCACCCTCATCAAAAAATTCTAACCCTAGTGATCCAGTGAAATGATATACTTTGCAATCATCATAACCGAATTTTTCTTTTAATTTGTTTAACTGCTTGGATGTAATATATAAATCAACTCCAGCATTTTCGCTTATCCGAAATTCTAGATTCCCATTAGATAATTTAATATTACTAACCATATAAATTTGATTTTCGTCGTTTATTATTTTATTCATTACTTCAAAAACTATATTTTTTATACTCTTATATTCACTATCCACTATTTCTTTTAATGCATTATATTTTTTAACCTTTTCATTCATTTAAATCACCAGTTCGAATTCATATCCTGAGTTTGTTTTCATTTCGAGTTGGTTTGGTGATAGCTCGGTTACAGTATATTCACCGTCTTCAATTTCGAGTAGAATATCATCTATTTCCTCTACACTAAACTCTTTCAAATCGAGCAGTTTTCCTTCGAGCCATCCCAAATCTTGAATTAAGATCATGCAAATTTTTCTCCATAACTTATTTTTTGATCTAAATCTTTTTTGTTTCTAACTATCCCATCGATATGTAATAACGCTAATGTAAACCTATTCTTCATCTTCTTCTACCTCACTTAATTCTTCACAGTCTTTGGGATTTCCTAATCTTCGCAAATAATCATGTCCACCATCAACTGCGACAGCACCACATTTGCAACGCTTAAAATCATGGTTGTGGGTGGATTCAATCACATCACCACACAATCTACATTTTATTTTATTTACTTTTATTTTTTCCATAAATATTACCTCTTCATGATTTCTCATAATTCATACGCTCTTTCTAATTGTTCTATACATTCCGTAGTTGCTCCTTCTTCAATTGCTGTATTCACTGCTTTTTTACCTAGTATTTGTTGTATGGCTTTCCATTCACTTTCTACTTCATATATACCACAATTATTAGGTAGGGTTGGTTCAATCAAATCTTCTACTACATTATTTATTAATTTTGGATCAGGGTGTTCCATTGTGATTAACATATCGTCGTTGGTATCTGCATCTAATATAAAATATTTTTTCATAATATCTCCACCTTTATTTGATTTTTCTCCCACATATCTAAGAATTTGTGCAGGAAATAGAAACTTTTTACACTTTCTTTTGCTCCTTCTATTATCATTGAGCCATTAGGCGAGTAAGAGGAGAAGCCAGTATCTCTGATAGATTCGGAATTTTCGAGAATGACCATACAAGCATCGTCAATTTCGAGAAGATTTTTGTAATATTTCTCTGATTCTTTGCGTTGGGCTTCGCATTTTTGTCTTAATTTTGGGTTACTCATCTTTCTCAAAACCGTTACAATGGTCAATCCATCCGGGATCAAAATTAAATGGGAAATTAAACCAACCATTTGCTATTGGGTTATATGTATCCATTGTTTCTTTTGTAACTGTAATTTCCATAGGGTATAGATATTGATTGTCGATTTGATTTCTAGCTAATAAATCTACTAGGAATTGTTTTAGCTCACTACTCCTAGCTATTAACTTCTTTACTTGTGGGTTGTTGCAGTTGCTGTGAGCAGAACCTTCAACTTTTCCACGATATTTACATCCATAACAGAATCCATCTTGTTCTATTTTAATTACTTGAACCATTTTTTCACCTCCCTATTATAAATCTATCTCCTCTAATACGTCATATTTTAAGATGTGTCGTACTAAAACATCAGCCTCGTTCCAGTCTTCTTTGATTCCATCACTACTGACTTTTATATCATCTCCTAAATAATATTTTGCTATAAGTAAGAAAGTCGTTACTGCTATGTCGTAAGGTTTTCGTGCTGTTTTGCAGAATACAAAATATTTACCTTCCTTAGATATTTTATTTTCTATATCCATATTTTGTTCGAATACGAATGTTTCGTGGTCATCCTCTGGTTGTTTACCGTTAAATCTAACTTCGGTGTAATCAATATCTGGTTCACCGTCGCCATTCCAATCAGCTAAAAGTGTTGGAATATTTGTTTTATTTAATAGTTTTTTAAAGTCATCTACAATATTTTTAAATATATCTTCATCTATTATTTTCTTCCTATACCAATAATGTGTATAACCCATTTAAATCACCTCATACATACTTTTACTTCCAACAACTATTCCTATTTCATCTAAGTAATTTTCGATAGCGTCGCTGATATTTGTATAGAAACATCTATCGTAATCGTCGCAAACTTCGATTTCACAGTCATCTGCCTCTTTTACCCACCACTCCTCATAATCTTCATCCGATAAAACAAAACAGATGCAATCTTTTTCAATTCGTATTTCAATTGCTTTTTCTCTAAGGTTCATTTCCACTCCTCTATAACTTGTAAATCCTTATATCCCCCTTTTCCATTGAACCTAGCACCCCACTTGTCATAGCTTTGATCACCTTCAACCTTAAATTCACCTTCAACATATCGAGCTAGGAATGGTAGCCAATTTTCTTTTCCAAAAAGTTCGTGCTGTACTTTATATAGATGTACCCTTAATTTTCCACCGTCATCTATTAGATAATAGGTTTTTTTTCTTATAGGGCATTGTTCGTATATGTCGTGAATTTTATCTGGTTTACTCGCCATCTCTTCTATTTTCACGCTCTCAATTAGAAATTCATGAAATTTCTTGTCTGATTGAAAGCATATATCCCATCCTATTATTGTTGATAATATTTTTATACCTCCTTATGTATAGTTATATAAGTTCATATATATAAAGGTTTTATTATACCAAATATTATACAGGCACTAAAAAAACCTACTACATAACTCATACCTATCAGCATAATGATATTGATAATGTCATATTTATTCATTTTATCGCCTCATATATTACAACATATTCTATCCATTGATTACAAATTCTGCCATCTTCATAAAAATCATTTAATGAATAGACTTTTATATCTATTAAATCATATTTATTTTGGTTTGTTTTCAAAAATGTATTAATTTCTTTTTCTGCTCTTATACCTCCAAATATTTTTATTTGTTTCATTTTATCACTTATACCTCTCTATATCCTTCATCTACTATTAAATCTTCATCAATAGTAATATCAATTACAAAATTATGATATCCTATTGTAAATTCTAACTGTTCATAGTAGTAACCAGTAAAAAGATTTGATTTAATATTATCAAAATGTTTTAAAGAGTGTACTACCATGTTCATAGGATCAATTTGATCGGGTTTAAATCCAATACTTTTTAAATATTCTTTCATCGAAATTGCATTTTTTAATGATATCATTTAATCACCAATACTTAAATCTGCTTCGTATCTTACATTTCCTATATAATATACTAGAGTTACAGTTGAATATGTGAAATCAATTAAGACATTTTCATCTTCAATCCACATAGTTTTAATATTTCCATGTTTAATATCATTTAAAACTTCTTTTTTATCTGTTTCACTTATTAATCCATCTGCATAATCATTATCAACTAAATCTCTAAGTTCGTCTTTTGATATTACTAGTTGCATTTAACCACCTCAAAAATCATCTCTTAATTGTTCATATAACATTCTATTAATTTCTTCTTTTGGATTTAATTGTGGTTTCATATTATCTAATTTTCGTTTAAATATATATCTATTGAAATCTTTAATATCATAGTCTAATTCTTTAATCAGTTGTTCTTTTAATTTGACTAATCCTATTACTTTTTTTAACGGTAATTTGTCTAAATCTAAACCTATATAGGGGGCAAATTTTCTTTCAATCATTTTATCACCTCATAATTTAAAATCATATCCACATACTGTAAGAAGTACCATATCTTTACTAGGATTATCACCTTGATAATATTCTGCTTTATAATCTCCGTTTTCAATAGCTAATAGAATTTCTGCTTTATTTTCATCTGATTCACCTTCGATTAATTCTAGCCAGTCTTTCGTTCTTAATTCTATTTCAATTTTATCGACCCTTTCGGCGTATATATCACCGATACACATTTCATCTATTACATCTTCCCATGTTGCTTTCTCTTCTTTTTTTACATATAATAAATTACTTACACTTTTCTTCATTTAATCACCTTTTGGGTTTTCTAAATCGTATATGTCGTCTTTTATTTTTTCAGTATCATGTTTTAAATCTTCAATTTGATTTTCCAGATCGTCCACTTTATCGGCTTGTTCTTCTATATAACTCAGAGGGTAGTCTTCATTTACTTGATCTACTATTACTCCACTTTTTAATATCTTTTCAATTTCTTCCTTCATCATATCTCTTAGATCATCTTCCATACTTTCAAATATATAATCAATTTCTGCTGTTGTATCATCATTAACTGTTAAACCTTGCTCTTTCATACATAATTGAATATAATGGTTTAATAACCTCTTTGCATTGTAAAACATTTAATCCACCTCAAAAGATTCGATAATAATATCTCCTTTTTCGTCTATTTCAACACCAGTAACTGCTGTTTTGTTTTCATTGATTTTTACATAAATACTATTTCTAGTATTAGGGTATAATTTAAAGATTTTAAATAAAAAATCCATTAATAACATATATTCCCACCAATATTTTTAATGCTTAGTTCGATTATCATGAATGCGTTGTAACTTTCGTCGTATTGTACTACATAGTATTGATCTAAGAGTTCAAGGAAATAAACGATCAATTCTTCAAATGAATAGTCATTTCCTATATCTTCATTCATGTGTCCGATTGTTGTATTAAAATGATTATATAATTCATCTTCTAATCCGAAAGTTTTAATAAAATCTTCTTTAGTATCGGTTAGTATCATACCTTTATTTTTTATTAACATTTAATCACCTAGTTCTATTAATTCTTCAAATCTTTAACGATTTCTTTTGCTATCTCGGTTATATTTATTTCTATTATTTGATCTTTCATTTTATCACCTCCTTATATATTTCTGGAAGTTTAAATCCCCATTGTTTTGTGAATATTTCTATTGCGTTTTCTTTATGATTCTCGATATATTCACTTAATGCTTTTTCAATAGTTTTACCTAAAGTTCTTGAAGTTACTCCATTCTCTACAAGATCAATAAAACGGAGTTGTTTATTAACCATTGGTTCTATTGATATAGTTAGTCTATCATATTTCATTTTAACACCTCTAATACTTTTTCTTTGTTATTATATGGTATCTCTAGCGTCCATAATTCCGTATATTCTGTACTCATATTGCTAAAGATACCACCTTTAATTAATTTCTTTTGATCCTTAATAGCGTCTTCCATACTTTCACAAAACACAAAAATTTTATTTTCAAATTCTGCTATAAAGTTCCACATTCTTTCACTACCTTTAAATCCATTTCATAAAAGACTTCGTTTGATATTTCGATCATGTCATTTGTTAAATCTTCTCCATCGTCGATTAATATATCGAATATAGTAGATAACTCGTTATGATCTAATTTTATTATATCTTTATTCATCCATATATCAATATCATTAGGATAAAAGGATAAAAAACCATCGTAATTAGTAAAATCTTCTTTGATAGCTATTTTTAATTCATCATAGTAATTCTCATATATCCATTGAATAACCTTTATAAGGTTATTTTTACTGACTTCTACTTTTATAAACGCTCTATCGGTGCTAAAATTGTACTCTCTAGGGCTATCTAGTTCTTCCGAAACTTTTGTAAATAGTTTTTTAATTTTCGGTTCAAATTGAATATTTGCGACTATCTCATTGATTTTATTTAAAAAGAGATCGTTTATTCTACTGCTCACTTCTTTTGTATATTCTTTGAAGTCATATTCTACATTGTAGTGATCGCCTTTTTTGTGTTTGATATATCCTTCATCTTCATCTATTGCATCTTCTATTGCCATTTCTTCTAACCCATTATTCATAGGATTTATCCAACTTTCATAAAATCCGGGATGTATGGAATTTAATATTTCAACTTGCATTTTTAATCACCTCTAAAAATAAAATAGGGTTAATCCCCTATTTTTTCTGCAATTTTTTCAGCGTTTTCATAATTTGCGTTTAAGTTTTGTAATTTCTGTAATATTGTTTTAAAAGCGTCCGGTAATGCTATTAATATATTTCGTGCTTTCGGTGCTGTTATATCACCGAATAAAACATCTTCATAATCTATCGTGCCGGTTTGGTTATAATATTCGGTGTCGTCTAATTGCAGTTTAAATTCTCCATCTTCAAGAGTTAAGTAGTATTGATTATCAAATTCGCCATCAAAATCGTAGGGATAGTTAGGGCTTTGTTCCCATGCTGATAAACCAATATGCAGACTTATATCTGCATTGTTTGTATCTAATTCTTTATTTACATTTTTAAAAAAATCTTCTAATGTTTTTTTAATATAGCTTTGTTTTTCACTTAATTTTTTACATTCTTTGTTTATGTCTTCTATATTCATTTTTATACCTCATTTATATTTCGTAGTTACTTGACTACATTTATATTTTTATAGCTTGTTATATATAAAACTATTTACTTTCTTATCTCTAAAAAGAAATTGTATATATCATCACCTAACACTTCTAAAAAGTTTTCTATTTCTTGGCTTACTTCTTCTTCATTTAAATTACTGTTAGCTAAATCATTAACTACTCTATTTAATAATTCATTTCTATGTGTTGTTTTAATATTTAATACACTCATTTTAAACACCGTCGAAACTCACTATATAATGAGGTTTATCTAATGTGATTTTTTCCATTACCTCTTTAAAGACCTCATCACCTACGACATATTTAAAGTATTCATTGTTTATATCCTTTGTTAGAATTGAATCACTTGGAAGACTACCACTGCATAAGACTATATAGGCATCTAATTTAGGTGATAAATCCATCCCAGAACCACCTAAAGCTAGATAAAGTTCGTCATCATAATAAAATGGGACTAGACGACACTTTAAAGCTATATCTAGGTTGTCATAATGAGGTTTAAAAAATGCCGTCCAATAGGCAAGTGAATCGAATCCTTCTTCATTATCCCATTCATATATCCAATCTTCATCCACATTAAATAATTCTGCACCGTCGTTTATCATGTAAAAATTAGCGTCTTCTAAATCCTCTCTTGTAATTTTTTCAAGTGTTTTAATAATTAGTTTCTGGGTTTTTTCTTCTAGGTCTTCAAATTCAGTTTCTAAATCTTCAACTGTTAATTTCCAATCTTCATCATAAGTGTTGCTATATAGACATAATAAGTCTTGAATCCGTCCAGCTGTTATATTAGGATTTATACCTTCACCTATTCCTTTTTTAAAGTTTTCTATGTCTTTCGTTGGAAATTCGTATTTCTCCATTTCAATACAATCGGGATCGTCTTGTAGTCTATCATATAATGTATCGTTGGTATTATAATAACTTTCTCGCTCTCTACCAATACGATATTTTTGCTCTTCGATATATACATTTTTTGCATTATCTATTAATTTTTTAATTTCGGTTTTTTCCATTTGCATATTACCATTCCTTTATTTCTTTGCATATTTCGTTTAATCTTTCAGTAACATCTTCGGATTCACCTAATTTATTAATTAATTGAATAGCAACCATATTTTTATATATTTTAGGATATTTCGGTTGTCTATTATATTTTTCCCCTTTGATTGTAACGGTTTTTTGAAGTTTGTTTAATTTTTTAATTATAGGATCAATACATTCTCCTACACAACCTATACAAGACCACCTCCAATATATATCTTCATCTTGATAGGTTGTGTTATAGTCTTGTAGGTCTAAATAGGATATTGGATCGTACTCATTCCTTACTTCTTCCTTCCAATCTTCAAATCCTGATAATGTATTTCCACTTTTTACTGCTATTTTCCATAGTTCATCGTCATCATCTAAGCTATCTTCCATTTCCATTTCGGCTTCATCCTCTGTTATTGGAGTATCAATTATTTCACCCTCTATATTATATGTATTGTCCTCATATAATTTTATTTTCATAATTTGGGCTTCTTGTTCTTCTACAATTCCATATACCTTTTTTATTTCTCGAATAACTTTTTTTTCTTCTTTCATTTTTTATAACTCCTTATATATAATTATATAATTTAATATATATAAACCTACCTTAAAATTTCCATTTTCTTTTATTATTTTCATTGATACTATTCCCAAATATGATATAGTTTAAGATAATACTCAAGCTATAAATTATATATTTAATTTTAATAAACATCTTAAAAGTTTTTTTATCCTTATTTGATATATAATTTTTGTTTAATTTATGTTTCATAATCTAATAACTCCAATAATTGATCGATTTTTTTGCTTACTATATGATAAAATTCTATTTGTGTATCACTCCAATCGCTTCCAGAATTAACTCCTAATGTATCTTTAGAGTTAAGTAATTCTTCTATTTCTTCAATATTCATTATTGGAGTTATAGTTTCTACATCTGTACTATATTTATTTTCTTTAAATACCCTTATAGACATGTTTATCAATCCATCCAAGCGTAATCAGAAGGTAAACGCTCATTATATATTTTATCTGGGTTTTTTGCTCGTAAAGCTTGAGTTTTACTTTTTTGTATTTCTATATTAAAATTCAATTCTCCAAATATTTTCATAATTTTTTTTGCAATTATATTATATTCTTTTTTGTTTTTATAATCACATAATTTAGTTACACTAGATACATAATATTTACCTTTTATTTCAAAATTAGAAAGATTTAAATTCATTTTATTTAATATTTCTTTTATTTTTGTAGCATTTGATAAATTCTCTGTTTTAAAACTAACTAAAATTTTGTCTTTATTTTCTCCTGTGGTTATTACAATTCTTTTTTCATTTTGTTCTTGCATTTAAATCACCAACTTTTTAAAAAAAAATAAAAATTAAAGTAACCTACCCGCTACTTTTTCAGCATCTTCAAATTCCAC